TGCCGCCCCCGTAGCCACAGCAATTGCCCCATCCAGGTGAACGATCCCGCTACGATCTAGCCAGTACCGGAGATGGTTTCCGGTATTGGTATAGCCAGAGTTGAGCGTAAGATCGGCTGGGGTTGTCGTGCCGTTATCGACGTAGGTCTTATTAGCAGCATCAGTCCCGACGGTAGGAGTGGATACGCCTGTGACCTTATGTGAGTTAATCGGCAGATCGGCCGTAATGAATATCTTGGGCGTCGTGACTGCCAGATTGGCGATCTGAGTCGTGTTAATGCCGCTAGCCGCCACACCGATAACATTCGACGTGATCGAGAGCGTTGTGCCGTCCACGTCGTAAGCGTCGCCGATAACGCCCGTGGAACTGACCGTCAGGATCTTGGTGCTCCCAGGCAGCGCCCCCGGCAGCGTCAACGCATAGTTAGCCGCCAGCGCGACAGGTACCCCGATCGTGACTGCGTTACCCGCCGATGCGCTCGGGTCCGTGAGCACCAGCGGACCCGCCACCAGGGCCGCTACGAAGCCCGTAGACGCGTCAAAAGTGAACGTCTTGGGTCCCGAGGCGTACGTCACCGACGCAGGCGCTACGAGCCCGCCTATGCTCCCAGGCGTCCCCGCCAGCGCCCCACTCGCCGTAATCCGTATCTGCGCCCCGTTGCCATCGACTACGTATGCGTCAACACCAGAGAATACGATCTCATTAACGTCCGAGACGCCCAAGGAGCCCAAGCTGATGGGCGTATACCGTGTGCTCCGTAGGCTGATGGCGTTATTGCTGTTGAACGGGAGGTCGGCATTTATGCCTATCCCCGCCGGATGGATCTGCAGTCCCTTGCCTGCACTGTGGTCGTGCTGGTCTACCGTGCTAAAACCTTGGTTATACAATTCCCCCCAACTAAGCCCAGGCGCCGCAATCCCAAACGCCAGTGTCTGGCTCGGGACCGGCAGCGTGATCGACATCGAAGCCGTAATGGGGTTAGGCGAGGCCACGGTTATCCCTTCGGGGCTTCCGCCACTGCGTCGGGCACTACCGCCAGCGCAGGCGAAGACGCAACCGCAGGTGAATTAGTCAGCATGATCTCCGTCAGTCCCTCTAGCAGCCGCACACCTAGCGCCACCTCGGAATATGGACGCTGCATAAGATAGTTTAGGACAGCAGTCCGGACCTCTTCCGGCAGTGCATATGTCTTAGCCAATGTGTACTCCTGAGACGATATTAGAGCTAACGATCCCGCCCACGCCCACCAAACGCGCGCCATCAGTCGCAATAGAGAAAAAATCCTCTGTGGTGGTGCTGACCGTAGCCCATGCCCCTACCCCATTCGCATTCGTGAACGTCCCCGCCGTGCCGTTCATGACGAATAGACTAGCGACCGAATCCCATACCGCCGAATCCGGCACCACACCGATCGCTGACTGCGTATTGTAGGTGAGCCCATCCGTCGATAGGATGGCATTACCCGATACGTCCGAGACGATGACCCGTGAGCCGTTCGTCACAAGCGAAGACCCGTCCAGGTTGGCCGGTGGCGTGTGCGCAGTCCAGGTCACTCCGGTAGGCGAGCTATAGATATTCCCCACCCCACTCGGGGCAATGACGAACAGAGACAGCCCGGAGGCCCACACCGCGCCTGAGAATGCTCCGCTCCCGCTCGTAAGCCGTGCTGTCCAGGTTGCCCCGTCCGTAGACGTCCAGGTTTTCCCATTGCCATAGCCGGCTGCGACAAAAGTCGAGTTGCCCCATGCAATGGCTGCTGAGCCACTGCCGCCCGCACCCGGGCCCGCATGCGATGTCCACGTAACGCCATCCGTGCTTGTCGCGCTGAGCCCGTTAGAGCTGGCCACAACCTCTCCACCGGCCACCAGAAGCGCCCCACTCCAGGCTAGGGACGTCCAGTTACCCGCAGGCATCGTGCGTGCCGTCCAGGTCACCCCATCCGGCGATGTCGCCGCTAGCCCATTCCCCGACCCATCTGTACCTATCGATACGAACAGGCTGAGGCTCGACGCCCAAACCACCGCGTTATACGTGTCAGCGCTCGTTCCAGGCATATTGTGATCTGCCCAGTAAGCGCTCGTATATGTAAATCCGTTGTGTAACGTTCCAGGCAGCGCCCCTGGATTCGTTACCACCACGTCCACCGCGCCCACCGTATGCGCTGGACTCGTTACCGCAATCGTGGTGCTAGTGATCGTCCCAGCCGTGGCTGCTGTACCTCCAAATGTAACCGTAGCTCCCGCTAGAAAATTAGTGCCCGTGATAGTGGTGGACGTACCACCTGCGATCGGCCCGTTATTCGGCGACAGGCTGATCGGATTCGCAGTAGGCGCAGACGCATCGAACAGAATGGACGTCGTGGCTGGCGAGTTAGGCACCGGAAACTGATAAGGGAAGTAATACAGTCCCGATCCGATCTCGGTAAACCCTGGCTGTGTCAGGCTCGCCAGCGTATTGAGGTCATCGTATAGCAAGAACTGCGGCGCAATCCCGATAGCCGCGTCCCCGAAATCCACCACTTCGCGGATCGCACCTGTATTCGTATTGATCGGCTGCGGAGTGACCACCAAAGGAATGCTTACACCGCCTGCAGTGACCTTTAGGACAACTCTGGTTGTCTGGGGCGAGCTGGACAGCGGAAAGTTGATATCGAAGTAATAGATCCCGTCCGCAACTTCATACACCACCGGCTGCGTCAGGCTTATAAGCGTGTCAAGGTCTTTGTATTGCAGGAACGTAGGCAGCAGACCCGTATTCATGGGCCCGAAATCCACCACCTGCCTACCCTGTGTGCGGAATTGGACCATTAGAACGTCGGCGCTGCGAACCCAGTGAGATAAAAAACCCCAAAGTCAGTCGTTACCTTCAAATATCCCGCCACAGTCCCCGAGGGCAGCGCCGTAACGAACGTGTCCGCATTCACAACCTGCTTAAACGCTGCTTCAATGACCGGAAACGCCCCTGACTGCACCTGCGTGATGTCCTTAGCCAGTCCAGGCACGTCCTTAGCCACGCTTAATACACGCGGTAGCTTCTTCACGGCCAACTCCCACCGCCAAGACCGCCACCCCAGGGGCCGCCCTGCCCAAAAGCGCCATTACCGGATGTCTCAGAGACCGTATTCGGCTCCCCCATATCCCGGTTCTGCGCTTCCTTCTCCAGCCGCTCCTTGATCTCCAGCTTCCGAGCTGCAAACAGCATCGGATCCCGCTCTTGCTTGCCTAGGCACTTAATGCAGGCATCGATAATCACGTACTCAAGCCACCCGTTCCAGTCACTGGCCACATCTTGGTCGTTTACCAGCGGCAGGAGTTTGGGTGCATACCGCATCTGAATCACCAAGCCAGCGCTTGGCGTGGGCGTAAACATGATGTTCGTACCCACATATGCATATCGCGGGTAGAAAAACGGGCTGCCGAAAGTCAAATAACCGGGATAGTTATACCGATTCTTCTCAGGCAGGTTGAACTTGCGCAGCGTGACCGGGCTAAACGGCGTCGCAAACGGCCCCTGTATGATCTCCACCAGCTGCCCCTTAAAGAACGCAGGGGCATTCACGTAGAGAAAGCCATCGGGCAACGGATACAGGTTGTCTGTACCGTTGAGCGGTATCGTTGCCTGCGCTGTGTAGTAATCCTCGAAGCGCAGCGTGAGGAGCCCATACAGCTCAAAACGGCTCTGATTGATATACCGGGTCAGCTCAGAGTCAGAGATGTGCGGATCGTTCTCAATATCGCATTCTTGCCGCACGGTGGTTCGCAGGCTGATGAGCGTTTGAGGCCCACCAGCCTGCGAATACACCGGATCAGACGGGATGACAGCCGAGACTGTCACTTAGCCCCCTTGGCCGCCCTCGTCGCCGTCAGGCTCCCCGCCCGAATCAGCAATCATGAAAAACGCCTTGAGCGCCTGAGCCACCTTCTCTGCATTCCCGCCCTTCATGCCCATAGCTTCCATCACGCCCTGGGCGGCTACCTTCTCCTGCGGGCTGCACTCGTAGTCCTCTCCAGCCTCTCCGCCCTCTGCCATGGCCTGAGGCCCCTTGCTTGGCTTGGGAAGGGGGAACGGCACGTGTCCCCCCTGTGCGAGCGGCTGGTAGTCGAACGGGAAGCCCACAGTATCGTCCTCACCCGGTCCCACCGGGCTCGGAGCCCACTTCGGCCATGCATATCCGCCCCGGAATAGGGCCTGATAGTTACTCGCCACCTTGCCGCCCCCAAACAGAGGCTGTGCATCGGTTGGCTTTGCACCCTCGTCGGTCAGGCCAGGGCGCTTCTGCACATAGCGGGGAGAGAGACCAAAGCCATTTGGATAAGATCGTGGCATGGCATCTCCTTATACTGCGCCGGAATTGGCGAGCTGGAATCCGATGTGTGCGATTTCACCGTTAGCCGGATCTGCTGCCACTTGGGCCGTGTTCGCTGTCGCTGTAGGCCCGGTCAAGAGCAGTACGATCTGGCCGTTGGTATTGACCGTGTTGGATGCCACCGCGATCTGCGCCACCGTCGAGGGCGTATTAGCGCCCACCGCGAGCGTATTGAATACCCAGTTGATGTTGAGGAGTCGGGTATACGTCTCAGTGATGTTGATATTCCCTGCATAGCCAAACTGCACGGTCCAGTTGCCAGCGCTGTTGCGTGTCACAGACAGGATACCGATCGAGTTGACCGCATCCAGCGTGATCGCACCAGCGGCGCCAATCGTCGCTCTCATGTCAATGAAGCAGCGTTCCTTGACGAAGGAGCGCAACGCCCCATCCATCTGTCGGTTAGCCATGGGATTATCTCCTTTCTGGCTGCCCGTTAGTTGGAGAGCTGCACGACTGCGTTATGGCCCGGAGAGTCCGAGACCATCATCCCGTATCCACCGATACGGATCTGCGTCGCGTCGTTCGACGGGTCACGTAGCTCCGTCATCCCGTCCAGCTCAGTCAGAATATGCGGCAGCGGCTTCATGGAGCCCAACGTCCAGCTGTCCGGGTCGAGCAGATAGATCAGCTTTCCGGGGCAGGAACGGTCCGCGAAGATGTTGATCTCTTCGTCCGCACCGTGAATGCGAATACCAGCGAACCCGATACCCGGCACATCGTCGTGCTCGTAGTTCACATATTCACGCTTCGAGCCAAGGGCCTTCTCCAGGGCGGCAAAGCTGGTGTGGTTGGTGATCGCCAGCTCCGGGTTACCGTCTTCACGGGCAACCAGGGCAGCCGCATCGATAATCGCCTCCTCAATGCTCTGCGCCGTCCCGTTCCACCGGATACCCGCCAGACGCGTCGGATCTGGAGACCTGTCCACGCCGTTGAACGCATCACCCGACGTCGGAGCAGTGAGCGGCAGCCAATCCTGGAGTCCGTTGATCGCCAGGTTGTTATCACCAGCCACACGGAAGAACAGCGTACCCGTCCAGCTGGTAGGCGTACCGGCCGATCCGGTGTACCCAGTAGCGCTCACCGTGACCGTGCTGGCCGCGCGGTCAACCGAGATCACGTAACCGTAGTTAGGCGAACCGATCGCCGAACCACCGTCCGTCGCTGCCGCCTCCAGCTTCTGCCCCTTCTCAAACTGCGTCACGGACAGCGGGTCCGAAAGGACGATCACGCCTGAGGTAATGGTCGCAGTCGTCTTCCCGATCGTGCCCGTGGAGCTGCGGAACAGTGCTCCAGCCCAACGGTTCTCAGCGGTCTTCATCCCGCCGTTCATTTCCCGTTGGATCGCCTTCAGGAACGCGCCCGAATCGTTGCGGCTGGCCAGCTGCACCAGGTTAGTGATCGTGACCACCGCGTAGTCCTGCACCCACGGCATGAAGAACTTGATGCCGGAGCTGGCAGTGATCTGCGCCAGCGCATTGGTGAAGTTGTGCGACGCCCCCTGCGGGTTGCCGTACACCACCGGGATCGGCACGATCTCACCGGCCCAATCCTCCTCCTTGTGGATCATCGCCAGCCACTTATTGCGGCGATAAACCATGACCTTCACTTGCTGCGGGCCGTAATATTCCTTGAGAATGAACTGCAGCGCTGTGGCATTGCTTAGCCCCGACGCGTCCGGAAATGTATAAGACGGGAAAGTAGACACTTGAATGCACCTCTAGCGTTGCGTGCGGTATCCGCACGGTGAGCGACTGTGGAATGGCCGGATTACTCAGGCGCGGTCGCTTCTAAACGCTACAGACTGCCTTAGTGCCTACTGCTTATGTGGCGTTACGGTGCCTTCTCTTAACGTTAATCAGGTCCCCGAACGGATATGCGGCGCTGCATTGCGGGCGCTGTTCTGTTGCTCCTGCGCCTCACGCACGGCCTTCTTGATCAGCTCCCGCTCCATGGCCCTCAGCGGCGCCAGCTCAGGCCACCAAGGCGACCCAAACGCTCTAATCCCTGCCTCAAAGGCTGCACGCCGTAGCTTGGACCTTGGGTCGTCTACGATCACTTCCTCTGGCTTCTCTATCCCCTGACTGAAGTCCAACTCGCTCATAGACTAATGAATCCCTTTCGGCACTCGTCGGCTGGACAGTAAAGGCTGCGGCACGTGCTCGGGCTGTGAGCCTTCATCCCTGCCGCCTCTGCCTGAAGAGCCCTTCGATCTGCGCAGACACCCTGGCCCTCTTCTCTGCCTCTGTCTCGGGCCGCTGATTCAGCGTCTGCCCCGTCGAGGCTCCCATATTATTCTGCAGCGTCCTCACCGGAGGCGGTCGAACCATCGCCCTCTGCGACGGCGTCAGGCTCACCCCGAGCTGTGCCGCTACCTCTTGATCGCTCACCAGCTCCTGCGCATTCTTGATCAGCTGCGCCCTCACCGTGTCAGACGCTTCCTTTAGACTGATCCGTTTGCCCGTTGTCCGAAACTTATTGTCAATCTCTTCGAAGATCGCATCCACGCCACGATCCCCAGCCAGCCGAGTAACTACCTTATACGTCGGGTCTGCCTGCAGAAACTCTGCGATCTCGCCCTTGAATTCCCGCACGGCAAATTCTGCCTCTTGCTGCTGATATGCCTGTGCCTCGCGCTGTTGAGCTTGCTGTCTCGCCTGCTCCCGCCGCGCCTCTTCGTCCCGCACCCGGTTAATCGCTTCCTGGTTGCGCCGGTTCGCCTCGTCCAGCTTGGCATCCACCGTAGCAGCCAGCTTCTGCTCCGGGGTCATTTGCTGGCCATTTAACATAAATTGCAGCGCGGACTCGGGGTTATACCCGTGCGCCCTAAGCAGCTCGTTTGGGTTCTGACGCCAGATCGCCCGCTGCTCCTCCTCCCGCCGGATGGCCTCCTCCCGGGCCGCTAGCGCCTCCTCCCGTCCCCTCGCCCTCGCCTCAGCTGCCCGAGCCTCCTGCAGCCTCATACGCGCTTGCTTGTCTTTCTGAGCCACCACCGCAAGCCGCCATGCCTCCTGCACCACCGGAGCGCCTTCCTGGCCCTCCTGCGGGGCTTCCTGCTGCTCGGGTGGAACCTGGGGCGCCTGCTGCTGCGGCATCCCCGGAATCGGTGCCGTGGGTGCATTCGGCCCCAGCGCCGGATCCCGAGTCGGTGTGTATGCGATCGGCGCACCCGCGCTGCCAGGCGTAGCCGCCGACCCATTCCTATTCGTTACTGCGATATTTCCTGACAGGGGGCTCATCCGATCTCCTTCGCGAGCCTGCACAGCTCATGATGCGTTAAGTATGAATGGCACTCCGGACACGTCCCGATCCGCCGCATCACATGCACCACCGTCGGCCCGTTCCACTGGATATCCCGCAGCAGCTCCCGTAGCGCTTTAATCTTCATCGCTCCCGAGATATCCACAGGCGGGGCAGGGAATGACGGGAATTCTATGGTCGGTGCTGGACTCAGCTCCGGGTTCATGACCTTCTCAACCGGGGGACGTGCATCAGCTTTCTTTGCCATTGGTCTCTCCTAGGCTGCGGCTTGCGGCATCTGTGTTCCTGCCGGGGGCATAAGCTGACTCTGTGGCGGCGGTGCCGGCACGCCCTGCCCAGGCTGCAACGCGCCCTGCTGCGGAGGCGGAGCAGCGGCCGCTTGTGCCATCGCACTCATCCGCTGCACCTGCCCAAGCCAGCCCCTAAGCAGTTCCAGCGTCTTCTCTGGCATGTTATTGGCCGCCCCGACGCTGTACTCCTGGATACCCAGCTTCGAGGCCATCGCCAGGTTCATATATGGGTCAGGTATCTGCGCCTTGCCCGTATCGATCATGGCGTCTATCTGCTGCATGATCCAGTCCTCAGCCGCCCCCATGAGCGTCTGCACTTGCTGCAGGTCCGGGAAATCAAGCAGCCGCTGCCCTGTTTGCGCATCCACAAACCCGGCCTTAATCAGATCCTGGATCGTAGCAAGCTTGCCCTGCGGCGTACTCGGCAGAGACGAAACAGGCGAGCACTTGAGGATATACTCGTCCTCATCCAGCTTGACCGCTCCCCAGTCGATCGTACGCAGGAACTTAGCACCTGGCATCGAAGCAGCAGCCACAGGCGCGCGCAGCTGATACTTGCCTTCCCGTTCAAAGATGTCCCGCACCACATCTATCTGCAGCGCAGTGACATCCATATGCCAGGCTTCGTACTGCTGCCCGGCATACTGAAACCCTTCGTTCTCTATGTCGTGATAGACCCGCTGCGCTTCGCCAGAGTCGAGCCCGGCCGGCTTCTGCCCCACGGCGGAGAGCTGACTCAACCGCGCAATTTCAAACGCCCTCGCCTTGATTTTCTCGAAGTGCTCGAAATACTGATCATTCATGGCCGGCGGAGTCAGGAATTGCGGCGTCATGCTCCCCTTAGGGACGTGTAGAATGGTGCCGATCTTGTCCTGAAAGTGCTGATCCGGCACCGTCCCATTCTCTACGGCGATCCTGAACGCAGCCATGAGCCGGAAAGCACGCTGAAACATTATCAGGAGATGGTTCATCTCCACTTGCGACCCGATCAGCTCCTGCGCCAGGCTGATCCCATGCCACCCATATATGCTGGGCTTCCACCGGTAGACTGCAAACGGAAAGCGCTTCTTGCGGTACGGCTCCCTGAGTAGGACCGCGTTATCAATTACGATCGTGTGCCAGCCATCCTTGGTCGGCTCCCCGTTCGCATCTAGCCCGCTGGGCAAATGCCAGCTCTCTGCCACTGCCACCGTATCCGCTACGTACTGGTAACTGCCTCCTAGCTCATCGCGGCTGGAGATATGGCACTGCCTGATCGCGTCTGCCTTCTCCGGGAATGCCTCTAGCAGCCGCTGCCGATCTATGTTCTTGATCCGATGCATCTGCGTCGGGCAGCCGTAGAACCCATCCACTTCATCCACATACAATTCACTGGGCATCACCCGTTCTGTTACGACGCGTCCAGTAACTGGATCCTCGAATACGTGGACGATGCCTTCGTTCAGGATCAGCGCATCACGGAAGTTATCCGGGCCCCGCTCATCCATCTTGCATTCGTAGGCCATCCCGTCTGCAAACTGCGTGAGCTTCTTGGCACGCCGCTGCTGCCGATAGTCCCCACCCTGCGTCAGGAACATCGGCCGGATCTTGTTCTTAGTGATCTTGCTGATCAGCGTATCCGCTACGATCGCAATAACGTTGTACGTCAGCCGTCCGGTCAGGCTCGGGTGGATCGTATGCAGCCGGTCATAGCTCGCACCGAATGCAGACCCTGGTATCATCCCGCCGTAGAGCCGTGCGCATACTTGCCGCTGCTGCTCGAAAGCCAACTGCATGCGCCGTATGTGCTCAACCGTCGCCTTGACTGAGCCTGGTATCTCTTCCTCTTTGAGATCCCACCAGCGCGCAGACGGGAGCGGGCCGTCATAGTCGTTGCGCTTCTTGCCCTTCTCCACCATCTCGCCCAACGTGCCATTGCCCTTGACGCCCGTCCCCTTGTCCACCCGCTTAATCGCCATGACTTAGACTTCCTCTTCCTTCGGCACACCGCCCACTGAGTGGAACAGGATCTCTTCGTCGGAGGGGACGCCCTCCTCCATGGCCTTGGCTATATCAGCCATGACTTTGATATCCGGAGTTGTGGCCTGGGGCTCAAACTCCATTTCTAGCCCCGAACACACAATCCGCCTGATGCCATGCTTCCGGCAGATCGGCGCGAGCGCCTCGATAAGGTCCACGTCTGTCACCTCTTGATCTCCACTGAGACGCGTCCATCTGCATGGCGCTGGATGCTGGGATTCTTACGCCGCCCGCCGATGCTGCCCTTGCCGATCGTCTTGAGCTTGCGGGGCGTGTTATGCGTGCCGTTGGGCAGCGTCCACTTGTACGAGACGCCTCCCGCAGTCCGAAAGTTCATGGCCGCTGCGCTAGGCTGCCGCTCCATGTCTGCGCCGCACCGACAGAGCACCAAGGCGTTGCGCTCGTCCACGCTGCGCACCATCTCCCAAGCGGAGTCACATGCAGGGCATTTGTATTCGTATAGAGGCATCAGCTCTCATCGCAGAGGCAGTCTTCCTCGCTGACCCAGCCGCTGTAATCGGGCTCAGGAGCCTTAAGCGACATGGCCGCGATGCCTGGACCGTCCTCAGCCCGCAGGGCCTTCACGAGGGCATTTCCGGGCGCTACAAGGTCCTTATACGTATGGCTCGTCTGGCCCTGGTCCTTGACCCACTGGGCAATGATGAGCGCAGCTTCCCGCTCGCGGTCCTTGATCCACTGCTCCTGTGCCTTGGCCAGCGCCTGGCCGCTCACGTCACGGCTATAGTCCTGCGGCGCCTGATGGGCCACGACGATATGACCAGCCATGAATTGCTCTGCCGCTGTCAGGCTTGGATCGATCTTGAACTTCATAGGGTGCCTCCCTCTGCGCGTGTGATAGCCGGCCATTACAGTTCAATGCCTCCGCCAAAGTCCCAGGCTCCGATACCCCAGGCGTCTGCATCCTTGTCGTGCTTCTTGGTCTGCACCTCTAGCTGCGTGCGTTCAAACATCTTCCGTGTCTCAGCTCGCGCCCACTCAGGCGTGCCTGCCCTGGGAGGCTGCACAGGGACAATGGACGTCCAGGCCAAGCACTCACGGTAGGCGTAGAGCACAGCATCCGCGATATCCGAGTGATACTTGTCCGAGACGACACGGCGCTCAGGGGTGCTCTTATCCCGGTCCCATTCAACAAGCATCGCGTCCCGAGCAAAGCGGCCCGAGCCCTTGGCCATGAGGTGGCTTGTTCTTAGGGCATCGTTCAGCAGCTCTATATGCGTCTGCTTCTCTGCCTTCTGTGCCGCCTGGACCGGAAGCTTATGACGGGCTGCTAACTCCTCGGCCACCTTCTTGCCCACGCCGCCCGTGTCCATCACCATGGCCCGAATCTTCTTGGGCCCCAGCCGCTCGTATATCTCACGCACCTTGGAGGCTAGAGACGTGATGTCTTGCTTGGTGGTGACGTATTCCTCAGTCAGCCAAGTGCGCGGGTCTGCATCGTTCCAAGCGAGCACCGCGATCGCGTCTGCATCGTCAAAGCCCACGTCGATACCGATGCAGTACCACCAGTTTCCGGTTAGCGTGACAGGCAGCGAGGCAAAGTCGTTTAGGGCCTCGCTGTAACGGAATACCAGGCTGTTGACGTCGTGGATCCAGCGGCCAAAGAATTCCCGCTGAATGCTGGGCTCGTCTACCGCAACGCCCCTGCGCCTAAGCACGTCACCCAGAACGGCTGTATGTGTCTTGCCGCCGTTCTTGATCGGGATCCAGGGGTTATCAAAGAACGTCCAGCCGTGATGTGACCACTCGGGCGATTGGGTGCATTCGTAGAAGTAGCCGATAGGCACAGCGCCCGGGGTGCCGACTAGCCAGACAGCGCCGTCCAGGTCGATAAGGCTGGGCTCTATGACTTGGTCTACCAGCTCTTGAAGCAGCTCGGAGAAGTTCTGAGCTTCGTCCACGATAACGATGCCGCACTTATGGCCGCGCCTCTTCTTGGTCTTCCGCTCGTCACCTGCGCCGTGGAGTATAACTACCGAGCCATTGGGCAAGCGCAGTGTCAGATCGGAATCGTTGGGCTTGCCACCTAGGTTATGAGTCCGATTCAAGTTCAGGATAGCGGGCCATACGATCTGCTTTGCGTCGGTGCGGTCCAGGGTCAGATACATGGATACGGACTCTGGCTTACGTAGGGCACTATCGACTAGGGCGAAGGCACAACCCATGGTTTTGCCTGCACGGCGGCTGCAGACGGCAGTTTTGTAGCGGGCGGAGTCTAAGACAAAGGACCGCTGCGGGCCGAACAGGAGCACGTCAGGATCGAGCGGAGAAGTGCCATCGCATTCGAGTATAGCGCGCTCTTGGGCTAGCTCTTGCTGGAGCTTATCCAGCCTGGCGGCTGTTGCTGAATAGCTCACGCTGGGACGAGGGCCTTATTTGTGCTGGGCGCGGCTACAGGCTGCATCTTCTGCATGCGGAGCTTGGCTAGCTCCTCCTCCATGAATGCGAGGCGGCGCTCTGTATCCATTTCCTGCATGAGCTGGGAGAGGCAGCGCAGGCCGTATATCCAAACACGGCCACGGTCAGGCTCGATCTTGCCGTGCTCGACCTTACGGCAAGCGCGGGCTAGGTTACGCTTAACGTCTTCCAGGGTCTGAAGGTTGCCATAGCGCCGTCTGGGCATGACAATCGATGTCTGGGCTGGATCGTTAGATGGCATCTCGGTTTATTGTGATTCGCGCTACAGATTATCTAAAGGCCGCTCCTATATTCCTTGGCTGGCGGGCTACACTGTTGGTTAAGCTCGATGACCTTATCGCGGGTGCGGGTTTCGTTGCTCTCTGCCTCTGAGAGTTGAGAGCGACATTTGTTTAGCTCGACCTCAGCAAGGGCAAGATTATGGCGGAGCATGGCAGCGTTGCTCTTGGCTTCCTTCCATAGGGTCACGGCTGCGGCTAGCTCTTCGAATTGCTCGGGGGTCATGCTTTGGCCGTGGGCTTGGAGGGCGGGGGCTGCGCTTGAGGCTTGGGTGCCTCTTCGATCTCTACATCGCAGCAAGAGATCTTGTGCCAGGGGACTAGAACGATCTTGGGCTTGCTGTATTCTGAGAAAGTCACCAAGAGGCCGTGGGTGCTGGCTTCGAGGGCGAGGGCATAGGGGAGGGTAGGGTTGGGGACGAGGGTCATGCCCATACGGCCTCCGAGCTTGTTAATGCCCTCGCTGAATGTAACGGCTGTGATCTTGAGGCTCATTGTGTCTCCATGATCATCCACCCATATGGATCGTGTTGGCTCAGGGGAAATTTCTCTTCCAACCCGAGCTTAGCGGGGCGCAGAATCACGCCGCCTTGACCGCGCTGAGCTTGGACCGTGAACCACGCCCGGGTTGGGTGCGTGATGGTCACCCCTGTTAGGTCTAGAGGTAGGCCAGAATGGGCAAGGAGCGCGCGAGCTACTCCCTCCTTGCGAAAGTGAGGCTTGACGTAGCACCAGTGGGCGGCTGGGATCTGAGGCTCGAAAACGAAGTAGCCTAGGATCTCGTTTTCGTCGCCGGGCTCATGAGCTACGAGCACGTGGGAGCGGGCGAGCAGGGAGCGGATGATGCGCTCGTGGCCGCGTTTGTAGATGGGCCAACGGAGGCGGTTAGCCCAGGGGCTCTCTTGCCAGTGAGAGTTGGTCCAGGTTCCTAGAACGAAGTTCAGGTCGCCTGGGACGGCGGGGCGGATGTGGTGTGGCGCTGAAGGGATATGATGCGGCTCTGAATGGGTACGTGCGGCCTGCGCGGTCATCGTCTCGGTAGCTCCTACCTACCGAGGGTTAGGCCCTTATCCGCCTCTAGGCATCACGCTGGAGGTCTTGGGCAGGGACGCCATGACACGGGCTGCGTTGATGGCTAGACGTATGCGCTTGATCGTTGTCGTGAGACGCATGGCTATCTGTTGGTTGGAGAGCCCCTGTGCGTGCAGGTTCAGGATATTGCGGTTCAGGATGGGGAGGCGGTCGAATTGGGGGGAGCATTGGAAGTGCTCCATGCGGCGGTAATACTCTGCGCGGTAGTCACTCACGCGCATCTGTCCTGGGGCCGGTTCGGGAACCTCGGGGGATAGCGAGGCGGCAGCCATCTCTAGGGACTTCGCATCCCCGTCGATACATACGGACTCGCCTTGACGGATATGCTTTGTAATGCGACCCCCCTGTATCAGTATCCGGGCGGGGCTGAAACTGAATCCGGCTATCACCCCGGCTTGACGTAGACTCTCAAGTGTATCAGCTAAGGTGTCTGGGGCAATGGCGCGTTCTAGGGGCTCTGCTTGGAGGACCATCACGCCGTTGCCCATATGCACCTCACTCGACACCCTGTGACAAAAAGCCCCTGGCCAAGGGCTAGGCTGGTAGCCTAGCACCGTGGAAGGGGCTTGTCACGTGTAACGGGGGTGTGTGAGTGTCTTACGCCTGCGCCTGAACGGGCTGCTCGTCGGGCAGGGGCTGGCCGTCCGTGAAGACGGCATTGAGCCCGAACCGAGCGACCACCTCAGCCTTATTCGCGCACTTCGTTGCCTCCAGGACAAAATCAGGCACGCGCTTTGCCTCCTGGCTGGCAGTCCAAACGCTAACCTTTGCACTCGGACGGCTGCGCTTGCGCGGCGCCTTTGCGGTCGGCTTGGGCTGAGGCGAAAACGGCTTTGCCGTAGCCACGTGACCGTTACTCGTGCCGTTGGTACCGTTGCTGGCCGCCTGAGGCGCGGAAGGCACGCCCTTAGTAATCAACTCGTGCAGCTCGGCCCCCAGCTCCTGCCGGAAGCGCTCCACGATTTCTGCCTGCACTGCCTGCGCCTTGACCACGATCGCCTTGAAATCGGCCACCAGCTCTGCGCGCGTCTTAATCAGCTTGTTCGCCATTCGGGATCTCCTTTGTTGGTTGTTAGACCCGAAGGCTATGTATATACCGTCCATTGTATTTGTAAAGCCCCTTACACATGTGCAGTACCATATGTAAGGGGCGCCTTGCTTTACTCGCCCTTGCACGTCCGCTCCGGGCCTTGCCTGCCTTGCCCATCCCCGCTTTACCACCCCTGACCTTGCCTGACCTCACCTGACCTTGCCTGCTGCGTTTAGCCTGTCCCTACCAAGCCAACCCAAGCCGGGCCAAGCCTGCTCTGCTACGCCTGTCCTTGCCCCTCCAGACCTTTCCTTACGCTGCCTGCCTTGCCTGCACTACCACGCCGATCCATGCCTAGCCGATCCGCGCCTTGCCTGCTCTGCCGTCCCGAGTTTGGCCGTTCCATTCTCGGCTCTGCCTGCATTGCCAGCCCTGTCCAAGCCTCTCCACTCACAGCCTCGCCTGCTTAGCCCAGCCTATCCGTACCTAACCGATCTCGACTTTGCCTGCCTTGCCCCACTGCTAGGGCTCACGGATCATCTGCATGGTTGTCCACGCTGCCAGTGAGCCTTCTATGTCTTCACGCGTCAGAGCCGGGTAATCCTCTAGGAGGGTTTCTATCGACTCTCCCTTGCGAAGCCTCCTGGCCACAAACTCCAAATGGATACGGGTCCCCTCAAAGACTGGCTCACCTCCCTGCACCTTCGGATTACATACTATCGCCTTCATTCGGTGTCTCCCAATTCCTCGATTGTTATCTCAGTGCGAGATGTTCCAGTAAATTTACCTCCTGGCCCATACTGTACGATCCAACGATCGTCTGTCCAAATAATACCGTTTAAGGCATCTTCCACGATCTTAATTAAGTTACTGAGATCCCCGAAATGTGGATGCCATGTGTCTAAGTCCATCCGATAGAATCTGGCAGTGAGGCGGAACGGTACGGCTTTGGCTGGCCCTCGGACTCCTGCATTTCTAGCCGCTGCCCTTACCCTGTCCATGAATATAGCAGCGAGGGGGTCTGTATAGCTGTGCCTTGGTGCCCGTCGGGCGCGCTTCCATGGAATCGGTACTCCAGGCACAGTAAATGCGATTACCATGCAGAGGACGCCAGAAACAGAGCGGTCAAGAAGGCGGACAGCACCGACGCCGAGGCATGGACATCATGGTGCGTAAATGGTCCGGTCATGCAACCGATCGCAACCATGGCCAAGAGGAAGAAAAAGGCAGCGGCTAGAAATGCCCTAGGGTCGAGCATCATGGAATAGGCTCCAATGTCTCTGGATCCAGGGCCGGCTTACTGGATGCTTCCTTGATGGCCTCGGCTGCCCGAGCTTGGCTATCAAAGTCATCCCTGTGTGCCGGGACGGCTGAATGGGATATCGGCTTGCCGTCGGCATTATATGCCGTCTCGTAAAGCGCGTAGGTCCTAGTAACGAATCCCTCAGCTTTGTCGGCTATCAGATACCACCGGAAATCCCACCGCGTCGCTATCCGCTCCATTCGGTTCCTCCTTTACCTCTTCCGCTTGGTATTATCCGACTACAGTTGGCCTTACATATCCACCATTCCTTACTAAGCCTCCGTGATTCTACCGGACGACCTCCACACTCAGGACAGCGCCCCCGTAGTACCCTCCAGAGCCTACCAACCCAATTGGTTCCGGGCCCCTTCGGCGAGCTGTTTTTAGCCATCACGCGGTTCCTCCGTTGTAATTCAGCAGCGGCGCATCACCCAAGATCCTATCACGTGCCATGGTCGCATATTCTGGGTTTAGCTCGATACCTATAAATGAACGGCCATGACGAGCAGCCACCATCCCTACAGTACCCGTGCCTGCGAAGGGGTCCAATACCATGGAGCCGGGCGCAGATCCTGCTAGGACACAGCGCTCTGCTAAGTCCCAAGGCATGGTAGCGAAGTGGGCGCCTGCGAATGGCTTAGCCGTTATCGTCCAGACGCTGCGCGCGTTGCGGCTCTCCTTAACCTCTGTGTCGTGCTGAGTGAACCCAAATGCGGTAGCACCATAATCCCCCTTAGCTCCATTCTTGGCCGTATCCGGATCCGTTGCATAAACGATCCGGCCTGCATGTAACGATGGCTCCATGATCGCATCCGCGTCATAGAAGTAGGTTGCTGACTTAGTCAGTAGGAACACATATTCATGGGCCTTAGTTGGGCGGTCGGTGACTGATTCAGGCATCGGATTAGGCTTGTGCCAAATCACATCCGAGCGCAGCCACCATCCATCAGCCTGTAGCGCAAGAGCCACGCGCCAAGGGATACCGATCAAATCCTTTGGTTTGATGCCTTCGCCTTGTTTGGTCGGCAACCCCACCGCTCTATATGCCGTATCTTGTTTTCCGGCCCCACCACTATTAGCCGCCCCCGCATATGAATCCCCAAGGTTAAGCCAGACCACGCCGTCGGGGCGCAAGATACGCCGCACCTCACGGAATACTTCTACCATCCTGGCTACGTATTCCCCGGGCGTGGATTCCATTCCGAGCTGATCCGCGTGCCCGTAATCCCGTAGCCCCCAGTAGGGCGGGCTCGTCACGCAGCACTGCACGACCTCATCGGGTAGAGTGCGCATCACAGCGAGGCAGTCACCTTCCAGGATTTTCCAGGTCACGACACCCCTTCTGGAATCGCTCCTAGCGAACGGAAAGGGGTCGCCCTTGCGTTTTCTCCCCTCGGCTGTCCCGGAGTGGCGGCTACCACAGCCACCCCCCTTTTTCACGGGTCTGCACGACCCGACCGAGCACGCCGTAATCGGGGGGCCTTTTCGGGGGCAGCAGTTCCCGGATACGGGCCCGCAGCTTCCACGCGGCCAAGCCGGCAGGGAATAGGAATAGCCCGGCAAAGAGCAGGGCCAGGGTCACAGCGCTGCGTAAGCCAGTACCGCGCATATCTCATCCGCCTCCGCTTGGCGTCGCTGCATATACATGGCTTCCGATTCGTATGCACGCCTTGTGCACAACTCCAAGGCGTTTTCCATGGCCTCCGCGCGCCCCCCTCCCCCAAGCCGGCGGATCTTCCAGGCCAGCGCTTCTTTAGCCTGCATACGTTTCTCCTTAAGGCTTTAGCTTAGACGTAAGAATCTCCTTCCACTTCTTATAGAATACCCTCTCTGCTGCATCTTCTTCTCCTCTTCTCCACATGCTGTCTTCACTGTTTACGAAGGCATCTCGAATAGTCCTTCTTTCCCGGTGGTAGGTTATCCGTTCTTCTGGGCTCATGACGTTAATCAGTGGGCCCCACTTGAACCTTTCTTCTTCGTTAAGGCCGTTCCACCAGCTCTTTTGCTCTTCAGGGGTAATCGGGGGAGCCTCTTTTTTTTCTCTTGACATATGGTTCCTTCAGTTGTCTTCTTCTGGTGCGCTCTCACGCGGCTGCACGGGATCCAAGACCGGTCTCCGACAATTTTCTTAGAAACCTTTTCCGGCCTCCGTAGGCGATCGGTGCTCAGGGCCTAGACGGAAAACAAGAACGGGTAATCGGAAATCGGATCTGTTCCGAAGTCCCAGTCTTTGGGGCGGGGGTCGGTGTTATACAGGGGTTCGCCGATCACTGTTTCGTCTCTCGGATCTTTTTGGAGAAGTGTATCAACCGTCCTCATACTCTGAGTCCGTGTGGTGATACTCAGGGTCCGTGTAGGGTGCGGGTGGTGCATTTGGGGGAGGGCCCGGTAGGGGCATAGGTCGGGCCAGCTCCTTTGCGCGCGTTACGATCTTTTTCAGTTTGAGCCTGTAAACTGTGATCTTGGCTTGGATCTGTTCTTCTGTCATGGGGTATGCAAACTTTGCATAGTTGTGCAAACTTTGCACAATCGCTAGGTGCGGCTAGAACAGTGCCAGCTGATTAACATCCCTTTCGGGCTGCTCTAGACTTCCAATGTCTCGGCTGCGGGGCGCGTTCAGGGCCAAGTCAATGCGCCGCTCAGCGATGGCCGCGTAACCCGCGTCTCTGTCGATCCCGATGAAGTTGAAGCCGCACCGCACCGCTGCGCATCCGGTAGTGCCCGATCCGAGGAACGGATCCAGCACCGTGCCTCCGGATGGCGTGACGAGCTTACAGAGCCATTCCATGAGCGCGATGGGCTTGACGGTCGGATGGACGTTGCGCGCTCCGCCGTTGCGTCCTGCGCCAGCGCGAGGGGAGTTGGATCCAAGCGTGCCCGGGGGCGTGTCGGTATTGATAACCCCAGGCTCGACATCCCAGAGCCCCGCGTCCCTCTCTCCACGGCTGGGCTTGGCCACGTAACGGAAGACGGGAAAGAATCGGGAGGCACCGCCGGAGTCGCCACCACCTACGCCAGATCTGGTGCCATATTTGCCGTAGATGCCAGCAGTGGTATCGCTAGGCGCGTTAGCGCTTGGGATGCCGCTCGTCAGCTCCCCGCTCTGCTCGTTCAGTTCCCGCACCGGGCAGCCGCGCATGCACTCGCGACCGCACTCCGGATCATGGGTGAAGATGAGGTTAGGGGGCCAGCGGCCGGCGGAAGGATCCCACCCGGGCGGCAGACCGCCACCCACGGAACCGCCGACATATGCATCCTTGGAGAATCCTCGTTCCCCGCCCGATCGCCTGGCGAGCGCCGCTAGGTCTTCACCGGGCGCCGTCCCTACCCTGCACGCCTCAATGTTCAGCCCCCCCGTCCCGTAGGCGAGCACGTTCGCGGCCACCGTCCCGATGAGCGGGCGCCTGGCGAGCACGATCGGCTCCCGGGCGGGCTTGAGAGCGGTGCCCCATCCGTCGTAGGCGGTAGCCGGGGCGGTAGCCGGGGCGTGCACGGTGGCGCCCAGGATGGAGTTTCCGCCATGCGTGCACGCCGAGCCACCGGGACAGGTACCTCCACGCTGTGGCCCGATGACCTGCCGCTCGGCTCCGAGCGCATCATCGATCGCCTTCGAGACGTTCAGGCTCTTGGGGAAGCCCGAGCCGAACACCCAGTCGATCGAGTCCCGGATCTCGAAGCCCGCATCCTCGATGGCGCACGCCATGCGGTGATATGTCCGCGGGCCGCCGAAAGCCAAGAGATGGCCTCCAGGCTTGAGCACGCGCAAAACCTCCCGCCACATCTCAACCGAATAAGCGATCCCGCTTGCATCCCAACTCTTGCCCATGAATCCAAGTTCATAGGGGGGATCAGTTACTACCGAATCAACTGAGGCATCAGGCATCGCCCTCATAGCCGCGATGCAGTCGGATACGATAATCCGATGGCTCACTCCTGCACCTTAGTCAGGCGGATAGGGGTAACTGGAGCTAGGTGCATGGCTGAGTCCAGGAGCGCATGAGCAGCGTCTAAGCGCTCTTGGGCTGCGGCTTGTGCCTCCCGTGCCTCTTGGCGGACATCTAGGGCAGCCAGGTATATGCGTAGGGCGACGTTGATAGTTAAGAGCGCTACGGCTACCCCCATCCATGCCACGGCTGCCCATATCATTCGTCTCCCCCGCTCGCTGCCCTGGTAGCCCAAAACGTTTCTAGAGCGGCGTTAAGATGGCGGACGATATCCGGGCCGCAGCCTTCTTGCTCTAGATGCTTGGCCATGCCCTGGGGGGAATAGAGCCTATCGCAAATGCCGCACCTCAGGGCACGTATGGGCTCGGGAGTTGTGGGTTGCTCTGGCATAGAAGTGCCGGGCTTCTTGCGCGCCTAGCCCGGCTTAGGTGTGGTTCGCGATTACTTGGTATTGGCGATCACCTGCTGCTCCTCAGGTGTGAAATCGCAGTTAACACTCTGGCCGCCCATGCGTGAGCGCATCACACTGGCATTGAGGGTGGCATATGTAGCCGAGACGCCACGCGGCGTGCCGTTGTAGCTCGCTGCACTCTGCCCCGAGATGCCCATGGATGTGGCCGTGGCGATGGCATCCTGATTGGCCCCCAGGAACACGAATTCCCAGTTGTAGGCTTCCTGTTGGTGCTTGATCATCTCGAAGATGCGGGCCCGCGTAAATTCCCGAGACGCATTCTCCATGCCATCCGTCTGGATCAAGAATATCACTTTACTCGGCCGCTGGGATTCGTCCATGAAGCCCAGATTGGTTCCCAGCGCATTGATCGTGCGTCCGATGGCATCGAGCAGCGCAGTGTTATTCCTGGGCACGTAATTGGCCCTGGTGCGCTTGGCGATATTGGCGATCGGCACGCGCTCGTAAATCACTTCGTATTCATCGTCAAACTGCGCCAGGCCCACGGTACAGGTTCCTGGCCCCTTGCTCTGCTCCTCCATGAACGTGTTTAGCCCTCCGATCACGTCATCGCGGATGCCCTCCATGGAACCTGAGCGGTCTAGTACGATCTGGATATGCGTATAGTCTGCCTTCATGTAGGTTACTCCTTTCGGGTGCTGCGGGTTAAGACGCGTGGGCGGCGGGGCAGAGCTGGTGTGCCTGGATCCTCTCAAGCGGCGCCGCATAGGCCCAACTCCAGCTAGGCACCTTGCCGCCCGTTTGAGCCTCTATGCGTACCGCTAGGGCCAGGCCGGGGTTACGTGTCCCCGTGCAAGCTCGCATTATCTGGGTTCGATGTGCGCCTACGTGGGCGGCGAAATGCGTATAATCTTGCTGGGTTGACTTGAGGTAGGCAGCGAGGAGCCTAGGGCCTGGGTGGGGGTTGGTCATAGCCTCCCATTCTTGACATTAGGGTCAGAGGGTGTCAAGCCACACGCGAGCCGCTTGACGCGCGCCCGTGCTCCGTGACACAGTGCTCTTAGTTACTCGCTGTACCTGGGAGACACCGAGTATGAAGACACCGAATGCAGTAACTACCGCGACGGAAGCGAAGCACACGTCGGGGCCGCGCAGGGTCGTGGAGACCTCCGCTGGTGACGTTCTCCTTTGGGTGGAAGTCCGACCGGGCACGTACCAGCTCGATGCCGAGCATGGCTTGTGGGACGCGAAGGGCCGCGGAGTCGGGGGACACGCCCGCATCCTTCATACCCCCGGGTGCTTTGCGGTCAGCATCTTTGCCACTCGCAATGGCCAGACGTATGGCGCGATCCCGCGCTCTACGGAGTACACCACTCTGGATGAGGCGATGAGCGCGGGCGAGCGGGGCCTCGAGGCCCAGCGCAAGCGGTACACCAAGAAGTACGGCGCCGCCCTCGCCCTCGCCCGCGCCCGGGGTGAGTAGCCATGAATTACCGCCCATACATATCACAGCCTCGTAAGCCGTCCCGCAAAGCCCTCCGTAAACGGGGGGCTAGCGTGGCACGGAAGGCCCGGGCCACGACACAGTCACGAGATAGCCGCGCCCGCGCTGCCGCTGCCGATGGGGACATGTCCGCTGCTCCTCCTCCCCGCTGTCACTGCGGGGCCATGAAGCTCACCGATGCGACCTGGACCAAGCACGGCCGTCTATCCTGTCCGGAGCAGCCATGAGCCCCGGCACCGCCGAAGAGCAGCGCGCGGCATTCCTGCTGCAGCTCGCCCGCCTCCCCGAACACCTCCGGGTTATCGCAGCCCGTAATTACGTTCGAGTCACCTGTAATGACCATGACCAGCGGCCCAAGCTAGTAACCGCCATTCTCGAAAAGGTCCGCAATCTGGACCTGAAAGGATTACCATGAGCACCAAGAAAATCGATAAGAGCCTCAAGGCGTGCGCCCAGAAAATGCTGGATACCGTGGCGCTGCACCTGATCATGCAGGGCGAGCGGTCCATGTCCAATAGAATGGACTGTCAGTATTACGGGCCGTATGGCCTGAAGTGTGCCATTGGCGCGCTCATTCCCAAGCGGCTGTATAAGCACTCGATGGAGGGCTTAAATGCTCAAACGCTAATCAAGGAATACCCTGCCGTTAGTGATTATCTGGGAGGTGATACCTTCCTGCCGCTGTTGAGTGACCTCCAGGATCTACACGACCGCACAAAGCCTGAAACATGGGCAGATGGCCTGCAAGATGTGGCGCGGCGCCATGATCTGCGCGCTCCCAAGTGTAAGCCATGAAGCTGGAGACCATCCAGGCCATCTGCGAGGTGGCCAACGAAGCCGAGGCCCATGCTGTCCTGGACAGCTACTGGAACGACCTCCAGTGCCTCGGGGGCCGTGTGCTGCCCCCTGCCTTTGGCCGCCCTGAGTGGCGAGTGCAAGTCTTCTTCCCGGCCGAGGGCGTGCCCAAGGAGCTGCCCCTCCCTGCCGGTGTAACCCGCCTCACCATCCCTGCCGCCCTGCGGCGCATCTACGGAATCTTGGAGGTCGTGTGTCCGTGAGCGAGCCCAGCAAATTCGATATGTGCGTCTGCGGCTGGACTCGGGTGCAGCACTGCGCCAAGGAGCCCCATCCCTGCTCGCACACGGTCTGTCGCTGTAAGGGATTCACACTCGCAAAGGGCAGTAATTACGATCTTACCGTCACTGGCGCGGTACGCAATAACCGCGACCTAGAAAATGCATCCTATCACACGCACGGCGGCTATCACTAAATGGATCGCCCTCTTCACTTCGACCGCCAGGGGAATCCCCTAGAAACCCTGGAGTGGGCCCGGCTCTTCGAGGACCGCGATGGCCGCATTGTATCCCAGGTGGAGCTGCCCAATGGCAAATGGGTATCCACCGTATGGATTGGCACGGGTATGGGCTACGGCGACAGTCGTCCGCTCATCTTCGAGACCATGGTTTTTCCCACTGCGATCGGAGGCAGAGACCTAGACTGTGAGCGATATGCAACCGAGGCTGAAGCTTTAGCTGGCCACGCCGAGATGGTCAAGAAATGGAGAGTGCGCCCTAACAAACGCCTCAAGAAGCGCGTACGGGCTAAGAAGATCGGACGCCAGAGAGAAGACGCCCATAAGACGCACAGGCAGATGTATGCCTGGTATCGAAAGCGCGGCGGCACTTAACACCGCAGCACACACCAATTGCAAAAGGAAGAAACCCAATGGCATTCGCAGCTAAGCAAAAGGTCGAGATTACTCCCCCCAATCTCCAGCTAGTCAAGTTCCGGATCATCGGCACTAGTCCACTCGTCCAAAACAAGTTCAGCAGCCGCGCCCTGGAGGCCATGGCCGCCGATCAGCGCCTCGGCTCCGCCGCCGTGAAGCGCAAGAAGCGCGAGCCCAAGGACTTCGACCTGGCCGTCAAGGAGGCCACCCACTACGCCGATGCCGGCTGGTGCGGCCTCCCGGCCTCGGCCTTCCGCACGGGCCTCATCTCCACTTGCCGCCTCCTGGGTTTTCCGATGACTTTGGCCAAATTATCGGTATTTGTCGTCGCCGATGGCTACGAGCGCGACAGATTCGGAGTGACGCCACTCGTCCGGATCACCAAGGGCAAGCCCGAGCGCACTGACTTTGCCGTGCGCAACGCCACGGGCGTAGCCGATATCCGCCCCCGCCCCATGTGGCCCGAAGGCTGGGAGGCGGTCATCTCCATTCGCTTCGACGCTGATCAGTTCACCGTGCAGGACGTGACCAACCTGCTATCCCGCATGGGCGAGCAGGTGGGGATCGGCGCGGGGCGGCACGACTCCAAGGACTCGGCCGGCATGGGCTGGGGCTGCTTCCGGATCGCCGATACCGTGGGCGGGGAGGCGCCTACCAAGAAGACCAGGGCGCCCAAGGAAGCAGTACAGGAGGAGGTTGGCTAAATGCCAAGCGCAGCAGCCAAGCGGCTCAAGCGGGCCCGTACCCAGTCCATCCATGATGAGCTGGCCAACCTTTACCGATTGCATGGAGGTCTCAAGCCCGACGTGATCGTTGCCTGGGCTAAGAATAACCCTGCCAGCATCCTGCATTCTAAGTTTACGTGGGATGACAGTGAGGCTGCCAAGTCTTACCGCCTTTGGCAGGCGCGGCAGATTATCACAGAAGTAGAGGTGCAATACCCGGACGGCCATATACGGCGTGTGTATGTTTCGCCGATGGAGTCTCGCGGCACCCGAGGATATGCGACCTTGGTTGACGTTTTGTCCGATGAGGAGCGGCGAATTCAATATCTGCAACAGGCATATTCTGAGCTGGAGCGCACCGCCGCAAAATATCAGGACCTTGTGGAATTTGCTGGAGTCCGCAGGGCGATTCGGGCTGCCGGCAGGAAACTGCCGAAGGCCAACAAGGAGTAGCAGTAGGGGCAAGGTTGAGCTGCGCAGGCTAGGCGCGGAGAAGTCTGGTGAGGACGAGTGTGGAGCAGCGCGGTCGGGTTAGGCCAAGCAGGCGAGGAATGGACCGGTAACGAGAGGCAGAGATAAGCATGGCAGGTGGAGCAAGGACGTGTAAAGCCCGGGGCGGGCTGGCACGGCAGGCTGAACCTGGATAGGGTGGGCGAGGTGTGGTCGAGCCTGGACAAGCAGGCGTAGCATCGTACGGGTCGGCAAGGATAGGCGAGGCCAAGCAGGCCGGGAGTGGTAAGGCTCGCAAGGGCAGGGCTGCGCTGCGCGCGGAAGAGCAGGCAGAGCTAGGATTTGTACGGCATGGAGAGGCCCGGAGAAGCAAAGCAGGCAAGGAGCGGTAAGGGTCGGAGCCGTTAGGCAGAGCAGGCTTGGCTCGGGTCGGCTTGGGCAGGGTCGGAGCGGCTGGGCAATTCAATGCAGGTTAAGCGTGGTGAAGCAGAGGGAGGCAAGGACTGGAACGGGATGGCTGAGCAATGCAGGCACGGACAGGTGAGGTATGGCACGGCACGGCACGCTAGGGCAAAGCAGGCACGGACAGGACCGGTAAGGTATGGAGCGGCACGTCGAGGCAAAGCAGGTCGAGCTTGGACCGGGATGGCGCGGTCAGGTGAAGCGTGGCGGGGCCAGGTCTGGCAGGCGTAGCAAGCAGTAAAGGGCAAGGCCAGGAGTGGACGCGATAGGCCAGGTGCAGCAGGCGCGGATCGGCAAAGCAGAGTGCGGGTCGGACGAGCACGGCAGGCGCGGATAGGTAAGGAAGAGGTCGGCGAGGGGAAGCACAGCAGGCTAAGGAATCCGTCAGCGCAATTGTGCATTGACGGCCAGGGGAGTCCGTAAACGACGATATCGCCCCGTAGCGGACTCCCCGCTTTACCAGGAAGAAACCGATGGCAGATAAAAAGCTTACCCCCTTCGATATGTGCGAGTGCGGTTGGACGCGCGTCCAGCACTGCGCCAGGGCTCCGCATCGGTGTACGCACCCGGGATGCTATTGCGTGGCGTTCAAGCTCTCTTCTGAGCCTGAACTTGACCGGCTGGATGAAGCCATCCGCACCACAAAGGCCCTGGCGCGGGCGCGGTTCTTTCCTGGGCTCGGACTGCGCGCAGATAGTATCGATTACTTCATCAAGTGCGGTATTGAGCCCCTGGAGGAAAGCTAGCCATGGCCGAAAGCCCATTTGATATGTGTCTCTGTGGCTGGAGCAGGATCCAGCACTGCGCTACCCCTCCGCATCCCTGCACACATGAGCGCTGTTGGTGTAAGGCATTTTGCTTCGCCCCCAATCACCCCCCCAAAGTTTCGGCTATCAAGGATGAGATGGATATGGCAGGCGCCAGGTTTTTTGACAGGTTTGGGTTGTACAGCGCTCCAGACGCAAAAACGCTGATCGCGCAAGGATTTACGCCTAAAGACTAATCAACTTGCCGCCCCTTTCCCAGGGGGGTGGCCCGGGTGGCAGGTTAATTCCTCCGGATGACGCCTGCTGCCCGGTTTTACCTACGGAGTAACCGAACGATGAGCAAAGATCGCAAAGACACCGATGACCCGAGGGCATCCGATCTGTGCGCCGTGTGTCTGGGATCAGCCGACAATAACGGCGCCCCCAGGTGGCGTCACTGCGCCAAGCCTCCCCATAAGTGCAGCGTTTGTGACGTATGCCCAGGATTCCAGTACGGCGGCCGAGCACAGGCTATCCATCGCGCGCGGTGGGCCGAACACGTAGAGCATTACGTGGAGAAGGGCCATCCCCGCGAACAGGTCGAGTTGGCCATCAAAGGTGAATAACATGCGCCTATCTGAGACCAAGCCGGAAGACGATCCCGGGCTGGCCATGCCAAAGGGGCAGGAGCCCCACAAAACGGACGTTTGTGAGTGTACCGGCTTTAGGGATGAGCACTGCCTAGAAAAACCACATCCGTGTCCTTGTGGCTGTAAGGCATTTAGATTTAGATCGAGATGGATAACCTTTGAAGGTGAGTGAATTATGACTAAAAAGTATATGACCGAAGCCGAGGCCCGAGAGAAGGGCAAGAGCCTTGCCGAGCGGTTCAAGAAGGCCGCTGCTGAGGCTGCTGCCGAGGGCGACGAAGACGTGGGCGATGTCCTGGCTGACCTGGGAGAGCTGACTACAGCTGTGGTCGAGAAACGCATGCCGGGCAAGCTCAAGAGCACTCGCGTAGGCGTTATGTCCGTGAAAATGGAGGAAGGGGAGGCGGATACCGCGCACGACCCGAGCACCTGCCTCAAGTGCCAGAAGATGGCGGCTGAGCTGCTGAGCCCGGGTGGCATCCCGGCCATGGGTAAGGCATGAGTGACGAACAGGCAGCGGCATATGAGGACGACGAGCGGCCCGAGGTTAAGGGCCCGTGGCGCATCCAAAGCCTAGCCGATCTAGATTGGGCCCTGGAGCGGCTAGGCGCCTTGGAGGCTGAACGGGTAAGCGTCATCGCTCAAGGCGAGGCCGCCTGCAAACGCATCTGGGACCGGGCCGACGTTCTCACCGAACGACTCGGACGCGGGGCTGCATTCTTCGAGGCCAAGATCGAGGAGTACGCGCAAGGCAATAAAGATGCGCTCCTGGGCGGAGGCAAGCGCAAGAGTCGAGACGTTCTGTTTGGCCGCGTAGGTTGGCGGGAGCATCCGGGGCATATCCATGTGACCGACGAAGCAGCTTTAAAGAAATGGCTAGCCGCCCAAGAGAATGAATCTCTTTACCGGACAAAGATCGTCCCGAAGATGTTTGAGCTAAATCAGCTGTATGATGCAGACGGCACTATCCCTCCCGGCTGTGAATACAAGGCCGCCGAGGACGTGTTTTACATAGATCCCAAGCCGCTTGAGGAGGAGCCGAAATGACCCTTGAGCAGTTCATGGAGCGCGTCTCACCCGAGCCCAATACCGGCTGTTGGTTATGGACTGCAGCCATGGCGGGGAACGGCTATCCAATGGCTTGGCATGATGGCAAAGTACGGCTTGCTACTAGGATTAGCCTGATGTTGCATGGGCGCGCCCCAAGGGATGCCAAGGAATGCGCAATGCACCGTTGCGATACACCCCTCTGTGTAAATCCGAGTCATCTGTTTCTTGGTACGCAGCTAGATAACATCCGCGACATGGACGCAAAGGGGCGGCGGGGTTACGCGCATGTTTATGGCGAGCGCCAAGGACTGTCGAAACTCACCGAGGCTCAGGTGCGTGAGATCCGCGCTCTTAGTGCTGCGGGCTGGACGCAAATCGCTCTTGGGCTCAGATATGGCATAGATAATTCAACCGTTGCTCAGATCGTTCATCGCAGGACATGGCGTCACCTTCCATCGGAGTAACCCAATGAAGACTTCTGACTCTATGGGTAACATTTCCGCCGCACTCGCGAAGGCTCAGAACGGTTTCGCGGCTATCCCTAAGACTAAAACGGCTACTATCCGCAGCGACAAGGGTAATTATGCATATGCATATGCCGACCTTGCCGATCTCATCGCTGCCATTACTCCGGAGTTGACCAAAAATGAGATCGCTGCCGTTCAGTCCGTTAGCTCGGACGGTCCACGCGTGACCGTGATTACCCGGCTGGTGCACTCATCCGGGGAATGGCTGGAATCCGCGCCGTTCAGCGTCCAAGCCGATTCCGCCCGCCCCCAAGCCCTGGGCAGCGCCACGACCTACGCACGGCGGTATTCACTCGGGGCCCTCTTGAACGTGGCACCCGAAAGTGACGACGACGGACGGGCGGCCCAGATGAAGCAGGCTGCACGACCTCCAAAGGCCCCCGTAAGCCCTCCAGCTGCCCCTAGGAGCGCTCCGGACCCGCTCGAAGGCGTCCAGCCCTCACCTGCCCAGAAAAACGGCGCTAAGGCCCTCGTAGACGCTGCCGGTAATGCCGGCCCCATGGTCACAGGTGTAGCCCCTGCTGTCTTGGCCAAAAGGCTGGCACAGGGCCGCACTTCCGAGCAGCAGCTGGAATACTTGCAGGCCAAGATCGGCCGCACGGTCTCTAATCTTTTTAAGCTGACCGCCGAAGAGCGGGAGATCATCGCCCTGGCCCTGGATGAGGACGAAAATCCATTGCCTTTAGACTAACCGCGTGACGCTTGACGCGGGTACTGGCCGTGGAGTACAACGCTCGCGGTTTTAGGTTTTCCTGGGAGAAACCGAATGAAGGTCCTACTGATCGCAAAGCCCCCCATGGGGGATAAGGTAGCCGATGCGCTGCGCGCCCTCGGAGTAGACCTCGACTACAAACGAGGCATCTCCGAGCATGCCATGGCGAGCGCGGTACGGCCTGGCGTTCAGTGGGTCTTGGCCATGAATACCGAAGGCCAGGGCGTGGCCATCAAGGAGCGCGCCCGAAAATGCCAGGCCCGCTTTGTCTCCATTCCTCCCAGCTGGACCTTCACCGAAAGAAAGCTGCAGGAAGAGCACTTCTTTGCTGCCTTGACCGTCGAGCACACGCGGCAAGAGCGGGACGCCAAGCTCATCGGCGGCCAGGGCAACGGGCTGACTTATCGCCCCTTCGAGAATCTGGCTGCGCCCGAGCCTGAGCCTTCTGAGGAATTCATCGAAGCTGCGGCGGACGAGTTGGAGAATGTCCCGGCAAAGGTTGAAACCATCGAAGTCACGGTCACTGACGTTTCGCCCCCGCAGCCAGTCCCACCCATTCCTCGGCCGGTCACTCCGCCGAGACTGCAGCACCCACCAATTGCAGTCCCCAAGGAGTCACCGAAGATGCCTGCACCCTCCACTGAAGGGCTTAGCCATGCTGAGTTACTGAAATCCCCTAACAAGCGCATCCGCGAAGGAGCCGAAAAGCGCCAATTCCTGATCGCTCTCTTCGACGCCGTCCCGGGCTATCCCCCCAACGATGCCCAGAAGATGGTTGAGAAGCGATGGCATAGCGGGATCTCTGCCTCCGAGCTGTACTACATCCGCCGCCTTCGAGCCGAAATGGCTGGGGTTGAAGTCACTACCTACCCCACCAAGCAAGTAGCCAACCGGGGAACACCCTCCCTGAACGAACAGCATGAGCGCTCCATGAATCACGCCAAGCGCGCATCCGATGCCATTCCCCGGGGCTCTCTAGCTCACTTGGCCAATGGCTCGGTCAAGCCAACGAAGCCCTTCAAGATGCCCCCGCCGCCCTCGGCCGCTCCCGAGGAATCCGCCGAGCCCGAGACCGTCTTAGCCGACGGCGGTAGCCTGCCACCGGACGTCGAGGCGGCAGCCGAGTTGCTGGCCAAGGCCATGCGTGACGCCAACCTCCTGGGCTGGATCACCGTCAAGCCCGGAGAATACGAGGCGGAGATCCAGGTCATGCGTAAGCTGGCCATCAAGTCCAAGGTATGATCATGGCCCCTCAGTGCGCCATCAAGAAATGCCGCAAGCCCGCGCGGCGCAATAAAAAGGGTAACTATTGCTGGGACCACTACCACTCAGACGGATGGCTGCCGTGTGATGGTGCCGGCGATGATTGTCCAGTCCACAGAGATCCGATCGTTGTCCGACCTCGAAGCAACCAAAGGGAGCCCGTAATGACAGAAGAGCAGAAGTTGATCACTGAAATGCGACAGAAGTTGGAGCAGCAGAAGGCCATTATCGACCGCCTCACCGAGGTCCCGCAGCGCGTGGGCGTCGTCCTGCGCTCTCGTGAAGACTCCACGATGTTGGCCCTCGGCTCCGAGATCGTCCACTCCAAAGCCAAGCTTCCTAAGGACCTCGCCCCCGGCACCTTCTTCTCCGTTCCGCCCGAGACCGGCGGTATCGGCGACGAGATCGAGCCCATGGCCCTCGGCTCCGTTCAGGCCGTGACCAAAGTCCTGCCTGATGGCTTCCTGGAGATCGGCGAGGATTTCTCTTCGTCTGTCATCCTGGCCTCGCCGCGCATGGGCAAGGTGAAGGTGGGGGACCGCGTCGTCTGCGATCGAGGCAACTTTATCGCCGTCAAGAACCTTGGCCCGGCCACCAAGGGCTATTCTGTGCCCGAGGATGAAATCAGCATCACCTGGGCTGACGTCGGCGGCCTGGAGGAGGCCAAGCAACAGCTCCGCGAAGCAATCGAGCTGCCCGTGAAAAACCCCGAGCTGTTCAAGAAGTACAAGCAAGCTCCGATGAAGGGCGTGCTTCTGTACGGCCCCCCGGGCGTGGGTAAGACCCTGCTTGCCAAGGCGTCCGTCAATGCCCTGGCCAAGCTCCACGGCAAAGAAGCCATGGGCTCGGGCTTCATCTACGTCAAGGGTCCCGAGATCCTGTCCAAGTTTGTGGGCGAATCTGAGGCCACTATCCGGGGTCTCTTCCACCGCGCCCGCGAGCACTTCGAGCGGCATGCTTTCCCCGCTATCATCTTCATCGATGAGGCAGACGCTATCCTCGGCCGCCGTGGCATGGGCATTTCCTCGGATATCGATCGCACGATCGTGCCTCAATTCCTCTCCGAGATGGATGGCCTGGAGTCCAAGGGAGCGCCTATCATGCTCCTCTCCACCAACCGTCCCGATTCCCTCGATCCCGCTGTGGTCCGCGATGGCCGTATCGACCGCAAGATCGAGATCACCCGGCCCAAGCCGAAGGATGCCCTGGCCATCTTCAAGATCCATCTCAAGGGCCGCCCGGTGGCGGAAAGCGGTCTGCCCGAGCACGCCACGACCGAGTTTTTCTGCGATACCAAGGTCGTGGCCAAGGTCTCCTGTACCGACGGGAGCACGCACAACCTGAACCTGGCCCACATTATCAACGGCGCCATGATTGCAGGAACGGTCAACCGGGCCACCTCTCTTGCCATGCAGCGCGAACTAGACGGCGGAAAGGCAGCCGGGCTCTGCAAGGATGACCTTTCGCAGGCCATCAAGGAGGCCACACACCAGGCCAAGCGGCTGGACCTCGACGATGACGTGAAAGCCCTCGTCCAGGGCAGGGAAGTGGTGCAGATCGCAGCCTAACGATTCACGACCCATGTAGCTCAACGGTAAAGCCCAGCCCGCCTTCAAGCTGGAGACTGCGGGTTCAAGTCCCGCCGTGGGCCCTTCACACGCAACACGCGGCGCATTTAAGGAGGCACCAAATGCAGGAGCAAAAGCCCAAGAAGAAGAAGATCGGCCCCATGGGAGAGAAGATCCCCGAGTTTAAGGAGGTCGAAGCTCCCCAGGTGGATGACGTGATCGAAAAGGCCAAGAAGGCAGAGGCGGAGGCCAAAGCTGAAAAGGAGAAGCAGAAGAGCAAGACCGACGGCCTGTGGTGCGGCTTCTGTTAGCCCAATGGCCCACGACCTGTACACGCTGCTGATTCTGTCTATGGCTGGAGGGGTGATCACGGTCACGGTCACCCGCTCCAGCCTATTCGAGCCCATTCGCTCTTGGGGAGCTGGGCGCAGTGAATTGCTAGGGGCCCTGCTCAGCTGCCCGTACTGTTTTGGGCATTGGGTGGGGCTGCTACTGGCTCCCCTCGATTCCATGGTCAATCTGTTGGGCTATTTTGTCTCGGCCCTGGCCATCACCTGGGGCTCCGTTATCTGCGGAGCCATTGTGTTTAATGCAGCCAAGCTGATGAAGGAGTGACCCGTGAAGACCAGCCAAGTCCCGGCCGTGCCGTGCCACGGATGCGGCAATGATAACGACATGGCCAGCCATGAGACCGCTACGCCTAAGCCCGGGGACCTGGCCCTCTGCTATTACTGCGGCAGTATTAGTAAGTATACCGATACCCTGGGCAAGGCGCCGTTGTCAGATAGAGAGCTGTTGCTGTTGCAGCCGGAAGAGCAAGCAGACTTGATGCTGCGCAAGGCCAGAATACGGAGCATGTGGAAGGCGCGCGGCTTCAAGGACGGAGTAGGTAAACCCTCGAAGGAACCTAAGGATCCAAAAGCATGAGAGCTGCAGCCGTGAAGGGCACCAAGTCGTGTCGGCCGTATGGTGATGGTAGCGGCCCGTATCAAATCGCGTGGGACGGAGAGCGATGGCTCTGCAGCACTAAAGGCTGCGGCGCGTCCGCTATCGCGCACTCAAGTTTAACCAACCCAGATAATTGGGGGGGCTACGCATGTACTACACACCGGCACAACAGTAAGGCCCCAATCACCATCCCACTCCAGCCACCTGACCCGCTCAAGGACCACACAAAGGCCACCGAAACGGCCGCCGTAGGCGTGCGCACGGATACGAGTTGTTACGTCTGTGGGCGCGGGCATGGCGGGGGCCGCTGCCCTTATGCCAAGGGACGCTTTAAGTGAAACTCTCGGCAGCCATGGCCCGCCGGCTTGAAAAAGACCTCATCCGGCGGGGCTGTGCTGACCTAGCCGACAAGTATTTGACGCAGCGGCGCAGCGCTAAGCCCAAGAGCAAGCGACCGAGCCAGATCGCCAAGGCTGTCAAGGAGGCCACGAAGAGAGCTAAATGGCGCGACATCCGCAGCCTGGTGATTGCGCGTGTCCACAGAGAGCGGCAAGGGCTTTGCGAATTCCTGTGCGGTCAACCAGCGGATGACCCGCACCATATAATTAGTGGATCTGGCAAGAAGCGCCTTTTTGAAGCACCGGAAACAGTGGCTGGAATTTGTCGGCTTTGCCATCGTGCCTATGAAAAGGCCGACATTGAAACACTAGAGCGCGCCGCATTATGGGCCTCATCACATGGGTTTGGGGCCGCGTTAAAGGAAATTCGCTATAGACTATCAAGGGGCGCGCGATGATTACTGCTGCCGATCTTTATCCGGTCAAGCGCTCAAGGATGGGCCCGGCACCACAAAGCCTGGCAGACCGCTTTTGGCGTCATGTCTCACCAGAGCCTAATACGGGTTGCTGGCTATGGACAGGAGTGGTTGACAGAAAAGGATATGGCTGGACGACATGCATTAGTGCTGCTGCCCCCAACAGAAGAAAACGAAAGCGGGCGACCGCTACGCATGTATCGTTATTGCTGCATGGCATAGAAATTCCGTCTAGAATGATGGCCTGTCATCATTGCGATAATCCATCCTGCGTAAATCCAGCCCACCTATTCGTGGGGACTCAGGCCGACAACCTGAGGGATGCTGCTCGCAAAGGCCGCATGTCCCCACAGACCCATCCGGAGCGATATCGTGTACCACATCCTACCGCACGTGGTCCACGAGTAAGTCCAAGGCCATGCAAAACATGTCAACAGCCTACACGGTTAATGCACGGTGGCGAATGCCATGCATGTCATCAGTATCGATGGAATAATGGTATAGCTAGGCCAGCGGCTCTTATAGCAAGATATCTGGCCATGCAAAGGGAGAAACCATGAGCAGCCAGAAGAAGTATCAACCCACCCCCGTACAGGCGGGCTCGGTTATCAGCGAGGCGACCGACCGTCAAAAGGCTAGGTCTATCGTCCTGGACATTTTCCTAGACTCCACAAACAGCCTCATGCTGAAAATGGCGGCGGATATCGAGGCAGAAAAGGATCCAGAGATGGTCCACTGCCTTGTGCTCGTCATGAATGAGGTGGAGAAGCTGCGCACCCAAATCGCAGCCCTGGGGGATGCATCATGAGCCACACGCCCGAACAGTTAGCTGACCTCCTGGTCATGATCGAAGCTGCGGCCCCAGTGGAGGGCAGCTATGAACGGCTGGCCCTGGACCGCAAGGAATGCCTAATGCTCGGAGAGGCCATCCAAAGCCTTCGGCAAGACGCCATCGCAGCTGGGGGCCAGGTACAGGAGGCCCACGAAGCGTTATCCCGCATGGAGGCGCAGCTCGCGGCCGAGCGGCAGAGGGCGAAGGAGCTGGAGGCGTCCTGCGACATCTGGGAACGCGGGTGTCACGAGCGCCGGGTGGAGCGCGACCAGGCCCTGGAGCGCGCCAATGCCGCCGAGGCCCAGGTGCGCGAGCTGCAGGAGGATCTGGAGGGCCGCCAGCTGGAGCGCAACGCTATCGAAGCTGCACTCGACGGAGAGGTCGACACTTCGCTTGAGCCACATAACCCCCTCGTGCGCCGAATCAGGGACCTGGCGATCTGCTACCGGGAAACGGCCGCCGCCCTCCATGGAGATCCCTCGGCCGCCCCGCCGCCAACCCCTCCGATGACCGACGCTCAGCGCGTGGTCCTGCTCGGCGAGCTGGACAAGTACCGTGCCGGCGTCCTGGAGGAAGCAGCGCGGCTGGCTGACGTGGCGTTGGTCGGATGCTGCGCGGACCGGCCCGAGGGACTCTGTTACTGCTGCGCGAACGCCAAGAGGCTTGCCGATGGCATCCGCGCTCTGGCCAACCGTTCCACGGAGGCACGCTGCGATGGCTGATCCCGAATTCGAGCAGGCTCGCGCTGCACTGCGAGACCTTGACCGGCTCATGACCGTGGGCAGGGAAGAGGAAGCGGTCCTCCAGTTCATGGCGATAGTTTCGGCCGGGAAGCCGGACCCGCGAGAGGACATCGCGCGCATCCTGGATGACGTAGGGCACAGGGCCGCAGCGGCCATCGTTCGGGCCCTGGTGTCCTCTGCCGACCTGGAGGCCGCCCCGCCCCCGGGTGCGCCAGCCCCCCAGGAGACGCGGCCGGCCCAAGCCCACTGCCATGGCTGCTTGGACACTCGGGACGTTCCCGGCGGCTGCCAAGGCGTGCCGACGACGATCCTCCTCAGCGAACTGCGCCCGGCCGCCTCCCCGGATGCGCCAGCGACGCGTGAGCTGAGCCCGGATGAGTGCGACCCTGAAATCTATCGCGATGGAACGGCCGCCGCGATCCTGCCGATCGACAAGGAGACGGCTCAATACCTCTGCCGAGAACTGAACGCCTCTACTGGCTGGCGGTGGGATTGGAATTTTGCGGCCGGACGTGTTGTGTTGCGATTCCTACGCCCGGCCCCCTCCGCCTCTACGGCCCAGGAGCGCGAGTCATGAGCGCTAAGCCAATGTACATCGCCCTGAGGGATCTGATGACCGCCTACGAGCGGATCGTCCGATCGAACTGCACCACCCCGGAACAGCTCGAAGCGAAGCCCTGGCGATGCGCCGAGTATGTGCAGGCGGAGGACTCGATCCGCGAGTGGTGGCTGCGCCGCGCCGACTCCGAGCCCGATTTCGATTCCTGCCTGAACTGCGGGCGGATCGTCCTCGCCGGCAAGTGCTGCGATGCGCCGCGCTTCCCCGCCCCCCGCCCCTCGGGAGAGACGGCCGAGCCCACGCGCGAGCTGGACCGAGAAAACGGAACCGGCTGCTTCCGATGCGGCTGCCCGATCGTTTGGCCGTGGGCTGTGCCTGGCCACCCCGACGCGAGGTTCTGCGGCGTGGGGTGCCATGACGCATTCACCCGCGCCGCCGCGCCCGCCGGGCCTTCGGGAGGGGAGGCGAGAAAGCAATGAAGGGTCGCGATATGCGCTGTCCAGAATGCGGCAAAGGCTTTCCGGACGTCATCCCGGATTATGACCTGGATGAGGATACCGCCCACCTAGCTTGGTCGGGGCTAGCCTCGTCCCACATGATCGAGGAATGCGAGGGCGGACATATCGTCTGGATTAACAGCACGCTCCGGGACGGTAAAGTTCAGCACGAATTCAAGGTGAGCGCGAAGAATCGCCATGAGCGCAGACGACCCAACCAAGGTGGAGATAGCCCAGGCCCTCTGTGAGGCCATCGGGTCCTTCGCAGCCAAGGAAATGATCGTCGGCTACGATTTCGCCATCCTGATCTATTCTCCCCCCGATCCTGGATCCCCCGCCTCCGGAGTCATCGCCATGGCTACCGATTCCGGCCGGGAGGCTATTATCAATGTCCTCACCGTACTAAAGTCCCGTCTAGAAACTAAACCGAACGGGACGGGAGAATACAAACAATGACCTAGGCGCGGCTTACCGCCGCAGGAGGTCACATGTCCCGGTCACTGAGAAGGCACCATAACGCCCGAGTATTGGCAAAGTATCGCGAGGCAGCAAAAGGTATGTCGAGCCATGGGATGGATCCGCAGCGGCGCCAGAAATTCATTGAACGCACGGCGCGACAGCTTAGGAGCTATCACCATAGCTGCAGCTGGTGCCGGCATCCAGATGGCGCCTACAACCGCCGCCACACTGTCCAAGAAACACGCCGCGAGCTGTCTGAGTCTTAACCACCAACGGAGCCACCATATGCGTATACTGCTATTCTTCGCGGCCCTCTTCCCTGCCCTCGCTTTCGCCAATCCGCAACCATTCGGACCGATCTACGGTCCATGCCCGATGGGCAGTAAGCCCTATCAAAGCATGGGGTCGAATCTCCAGACTTGTCAGTGGGTCTATCCAGGCGCGCCACGCGGAAAGGTTCTCTCGACTTGCATCAAAGAGGTGCCCTCAGGGCAGTGGACCCCTATGGTAGCCTCGTCATGCACTCCTGGCGTGGCAGCCACGAGCGCTGGCTATCCATGGGACGGGTATCAGGTCGTAGCCACCGCGCAGCTCCCGATCCGTGGGCAGGGCTTGCCCGGCTATTCCTTCGGATGCTTCACCGTGCCCGGCTACCTACCCAGCGACTATGGAGGCCAGGTCTTTTTTATATTCGGGGAGTCGCTTGAGTCTGCCACCTGGATCTTTCAGCCCGTGGTCGGGTGCTATCTGCAAACCGATGACCGCCACCCGACACTAGGCTGCTACATCGAATCCTGGAAAGCTAACTTTGGGGCTATCCGTGAAATCTCGACACCGATCCTAATTCACGGATTCGATCAGGTCTGCGGATGGGTGGCGGCCTCTAACTGTCACGCCGCTACGGGTATCTGCGACATGTGGCAGGTGACGACCCGCGACATGACCACTGGACAACAGACCGTGCTCAACACGAATTCTGTAAACCTCTCCGGTGCTCCGGAGGTCGTCAACCTCGCCGTGGGCGCAGCGCTGGAGTCCTACAACGTCCCCGGGGACTCAACGAACGGAGTGAATTGCAGCGTTAACTACCCAGACAGTGGGAATATGCACATCAACTTTACTGAGGTGAGCATCTACGCCTGGATCGGTGACGCTTACAACACAAACGGCCAGCAAGTGTATACCTCCGCCGCGATGAATATCATCCCCTCCGATTGGAACATCACATATCCTCTCCTTAGTACGACGGGTGATGTGTATTGCCATCCTGGGATCACAGTCTCTGGGCTGGACTCCTCGGGTGCTGAGGGCTTCACGCTTACCACCCATTACCCGTAGAGAGAACAATCATGCGCGCAACTCTCATGGCGTTGATTCTGCTCTTCGCAGCGTGCAGCGCCGCGCAGCCTGAAACCGGAATCGACTGCGAACCGATGAGCGTAGCCCTATCGGGCGGCCAGGGTGCGACTTGCCGCAATGTAGCCCCGTTGTGCCCGCCCGTCATATGCGTGGACGAAACAGGCACGCCCGTCTGCAACGGCGCAATGGCACAGTGCCCGCCGATCGGCACGACGCCCGTCTATATCATTTCCGCTGGCGGAACTCCTGATTGGGTGCCCGAGCGGCTGACAGACGGCGGATATAACTATGAGTGCATGGCTCCAGTGTGCGGCCACCCCGGGTGTCCGACGGAGCCACGGCTACCGTTGGATCATGGGGGCCATCCCTGCGGCGAATGCCTCTACAAGCTCACTCCCCATTCATATCCATTGCCAGATCCTGTTGATTGCCTCTGCCCATGCGGTAACCCGAATGCATGCAACCCCACCGATGGCGGCACTGGGACCTGTCCCTAACTCAGGCTTGCACAAACGCAGGCTCCCTGCTAGACTCTTCCCGTTGCCTCCGCCTCCCATGCTAGGTGCCCCCCAGTCCGCGCTGGGGGGCTTTTTTAATGCCGCATGTAGGTTAAAAACGCCAGTATTGCCATCACAATCACCTGCACGACCCCGAAGCCAGCGCCTAGCATCCAGATGCGCCCGTCTAAATTGGCTTGCTTGGCGATGACGCTGTTGATTGCTGCAGTAAGGGCCGTATGGGTGGTCGCAACGGCTTGGGCATCGGCAAACTTCATGGCCTGCTCCCGGAGCTGATCTCGGAACTGGTTCATGCCCTCCAGTCTTGCCTCCACCGCCCGTTCAGCCTTATTGATGGCGATCTCATTCGCGTTGAAACGCTGCTCGATAATCTCACGCACATTCCGATCTTGACTCTCCATGGTGTGACGCAGATCGGAGAGTAGGGCCGTGAGGTAGTCCCGAAGTGGGATAGCGAAATGCGTGATATCGTCCACCGCGCGCCTCCCCGGCCATCGCCAATTTCAGTTTACGCCCCGCTTTGTTCCTGACACAACCAGTGCGATAAGCGCACCCTAGAATGCATGATCTGGTGGCTTATTGCTGGGGCCATCCTGGTTGTGGGCATGTGGTTCCTTATAGGGCCACCCACTAACCATAAGGGTCCTACTGCTCGCACTCCCTGATCTGATCTTTCAGGCAGATCCGGTAAATGTTCCTCCCGGCTGCCTCTAAGCGCTCTTTGTCCTCCTCGCGCTGAGTTTTGATAATATCCAATTGTGTCCGTAATGGCGCTACCTTCTCTTCCGCCGCCATGGCCGCAATCGATACGATCTCACCCTTCACTGCCAACAGGACCGCTCCTACCCCAGCAATGATGAGCAGGAAGCCCCAGACGATACGCCCTGTCTTGTTCAGCGGCCCGGTGTCCGGCATGCCCCTACTGTGTCACGCCTGCGATTTTTAGGAGATTCAGGGACGTGAAAATGTAAGCGTTCTTGCCCGAGTCAAAAACTGTTGTGTCCCCGATGAGCCGGCCCCCGATTCCGAGGTCCAGGTAGCCAGCCAGGATGCTCACGATGACGCTGAGAGCGCCCCCCTGATCGCCTGGCGTCGTCGCTAGCGAGCCGTAGAGCCCTACCCCGAGCTGAGATAGCCCCGTCCCGTAGACGAGCACCACGCCCACGCCAGGGTCCACCGCAGCGCTCACCGTGCCTGAGAAGCTAAGCCTCGCCAGGGACATGGTGAGCCCCGGGCAGAGCAAGCCGCCCCCAACGGGCACGCAGGTGCTAGTATCGATCGGGACAGGCGGAGTGTCTGCATACTTGCCAGTGGCCGTCTTGGGAGGGGCCTGCAGGTAGTGGTGCTCGATCATGACCGGAGCAGCCCGCGCAAGACCTGGCAGCGCACAGAGCAACAGCAGCGGCGCTACCTTGGCGATCGGGGCTGGAACATGGCCATCCTTCGCTGCCGCTCCCAAGGCCAACACCACCGCAGCCACCACATGCCATGCTGCGCCAGTCTGCCCATTCAGGTACGCTGCAACCTCTACTGCCACAGCGCCAAACAGCCCGATAAGCGTAGTGACGATGTTTCCCAGCACTGCCTGCTTAATCATGGTGCCTCCTAGCCTACGGGTTGACTGTCAGCCTTCAGATTAAACAGTGCCACACGGACGGCCTGCCCGTAAGGAGTGGGAAGTGTCAGGGCATTATCAGTGAAGAGATCCGGACTCCAGCTCGGGCTAAGTGACCATGCGGTCCAGCCACAGACCGGATGCAGGCTGCCTAGACTGGGCTCGATAAGCGCCTTGAGTGGCGTAGCCGAAGAGGCATCCCACCATGTCTTAGTCGAATCCGTGGGATTGGTATCGTCCCCCCACTCGGTCATAAAGATGGCCTGCCCCGAGGCTAGCCCTTGAGTGATCTGCTGCTGATTCGAGGTGAAGGCTTCGTATTGGCTCCGGTACTGATGCAGCGTATATGCGATATTAGTCCCCGTGAGCGGACTAGCCGTGGCCTCCCCCACCCAAGCACTGAAAAACGGCGGAGGCACCAAGATCACGTTATTAGCAGTGGCGCGGATGGTATTCACAACGCCTTGAATCACCGGCTTCTGTGCTGCCCAAGAGCCCGGACCTCCTGAAATCCCGTCTACGTCACAGCTCTCATTCCACAGCTCGAAAAGGACCTGAGGATCGTTCGCCCACTGGCTTTGCGCCATGAGCGTCCAGAAGGCGGTTAGCCGCGCGCTCATGAGCGGATGGTGCGCCGGGCCGAAGTCGAAGTTGCAAATGATGACGTAAAGCCCAGCGGCTTTTGCGGCTGTAATAGCCGGATCCATGACCTTCGATTTCCAGTCTTGGAAGTTGGCAAGGGCCTGGGCTGGCGTGTAATCCGGCGAGTCATACTGCCAGGACACAAGACCATCCACTAGATACTGCTGCCCGTCATCCGTAATAGGCGTAAGCGCCTGGAGCGGCGTTGTACCGCTCGTCCCAAACTCTCCGATATACAGCCACACGTTGCCGAAGATATCGGTTGAGCTGCCTGCTGCCTGCGTCGGCCCGCCGCTCCAGCTCGGATTAGTAGGTACAGGGCCCGGGGTAGCAGGAACAGCCGTACACTGGTAAACGTGGCTCCCAGCATTCGGATCCCAGGCTGAGACCACATCCCCAACGATATAGGCTCCCGGATTCCATGCTTGACCGCGATCGGCTCTCCACTTCCGCTGGATTACCCGGTAGCGATTCCCTCCCGCCGTGGCAATCTCCTGGGTCGCATAATTCGTGCTCGGTTGCCATGCCGGGAACGCGATCGTATCCGGCATCGCATAAGGCACATTTTCAACGGTATAGAGCCTCGTCGGATCCGTGCAGGGGAAGCGTTCAAAGCAGAGACGAATAGCCGTTGAATTCCACGGCTGCCCCTGCCCGTCCACTTGAACCGCGCGCTTTACATAGTCCGTAATCGACACCGGCAGATATGTGCCCGGATTGGCCTTATCTCCATACACCATACCCATGCCCTGGCTGGAGACGCCGCGCAGAATTACCCGATTGCCTAACGTATCGTTCAAGGCACTGCCATTCACGTGCAGCGCGGGGCGCACGCCTGGAGTAGGCGTAGGCGGCGAAGGCACCGGAGGAACAGGAACCGGAGGCGTGGAGCTGGGTTCCGCGTACCGCCAGACACCAGCCAAATAGCAACCCGCCACGACAACGGCCAGCCCATCCGGCCCGGTAGTAACCGCCGCCTGCTTCCACCCGTTTGTCATTCCGGCTGGAGCGGTAACCTTGGTCCAGGCCGTGTCATTGGTGCGGCTAGCAACTTGGAGGCATGGATCTCCAGCCGTGGTGACTGCCGAGCCCATGGAGGAATACAGGAAAGCAGGGGTTGCAACGACACCGTTGGAGTTGATCGTGGAAACGCGGGTCCAAGTCAGGCCACCATCAGCCGTCTTGAAGATACCTGCTGCCCCGTTCTTATCGACACCGCCGATCTGAGCCACAAGCGGGCTCTCCCAGGCTAGCTGTGAGCTGCCATGGAAATGCTCAATCGTGGCGACCTGTACCCACATATTCCCTGAATCAGTGGTGTGCCAGATGCCCTCGGTATTGCCATTCCACTGAGCTACAGTAAGCCAAGTTGACCGACTGCCCGGCACAAAGTAGGGATAAAGGCTCGTCCCAATCCCGGCCGGCACAGGCACCGTGCGCCACGTCTTGGCACCGTCTAGGCTCTCCGAGATGCCGGGGAATCCGTGCATGCCGCACAGGATGTGAGTCGCATCGGCCGGGTCAATGGCGTAGCTATAAACATCGTTTTGGAAATAGCTGTTTCCGCTGGCCGCCAGCGCCGTTGCATTGTTTACCTTGTAGGCGGCCCATGAAACACCGCCGTCCAGGCTCACGATCGCGCCTACTGCGGCATTCCCAGCCGCAGTAAACAGCATCGGTGGTCCGCTCGGGTTCGCCGGATTCGTGGCGATGGCAAGTGCCCATGGCTTCCCGGCTGTGACGAGACTACCGCCTGTGCCCGTGTTGATCGGCCCCTGGAAGCTCTGCGCTGTATCAGTCGATTTCCAGATACCCTGATGCGCTACGCCCATATAGACGTCAGTGGGCCGCGCTGGATCAACCACTAGCGGCAATTCACCGTAATTATCATTTCCGAATGCTCCCGCCGTGAGGTTAATGCCTGGCGGCGTGACATTAACCCACACTCCCGCCGCAGGCACCGGAATTGGCACCGGGGGAATCGGCGGGGGTGTGGGAGGCACCGCAGCGGTCACCACCACGCTTGCGGAATAAGTTCCGGGTGTGGCGCCAGGAATTTGGAGATTGACTACTACGGTTGGGTCGGCCATAGGGGGTTAGGCCCCCTTGGTCTCATATGGCGAGTAGGGCTGTGACAGACGCTGCATATCAGCCACCAGCGCAGCCTGATCGAAGTTAGACGGCGACAGCCCGTTCGCTCCGATCCAGTTATCGCTCGTCACAACGTAATTAACATTGGTATAGGTCTTCCAAAAGCCCCAGGTCATCCACTGGAGGCCCTGCCAAGTCGTACAGGCGATCCCCTTCGCCACGTTGTAGCCCACGATAAAGACGCAGTGACCGCCCCAGGAACCGGGGGCACCTTCGCCAACGGGGCCACCAGAAGGCACCGCCCACGGCCCATTAAAAGTCTGAAGTTGGGCAGAGACAGGCAGATTGAGGCAACAGATAAAGCCGCCATACATCGTGGTGGCCACCTCCGCCTGCATGCGATCGGGATCGATATACGCAAACCCGTCGCACTTATTGCCGCCGATTCCGGTATTGAGCCAGTACGAGAGAAGCTGTAGCGGATCGGTACCGAGATCGGTAAGAGGATTAGTAGGATCATAGCCACCCACCACCTCATAGGCATCCAGGATCGCCGAGTAAGGCAACTCAACCGGATTCTTTGTGAGCGTCGACCACGTGAGCACGCCGTTGCCTACAGCAGCCTCGACGCAATCGCCGATCGAGCCCTGTCCCGAGTTGTGATAGTCGGGATAAGTGATCCCGTAGGTATTATCGATCTCGAATGGAGGCAGCGGCAGTCCTCCGGGAAGGTTGGTTTTCAGGTACTTAGTAAAATGCGGCACCCTCGGATCGTGGGTGATCGGACGCTTCAGCATCTTCACGGTGCGGAAATCAAAGGGCATGGATTTATCCTAAAGAGACACAACCGGGTTGAATGAAGCTACCGCCGCAGGGAGCGCTACAAAGAACTGAATATGATTCGTAACCGTGCCGTTGACCCCAGGCCCGGCGATATCGACCCTGCATGGCCCTGCAACTCCCAGCACTGTCACTGTCGCAGAAAGGCCATCGCCCGCCGCCACCACAGACATCACGGTAGGCTGAGTCACGGACCAGACCGGCGCTTGCGTGGGCGTAGCTGCTCCACCGCCAGGGCCAACCGGATTTAAGTTAATGACAAACGGCGCCTGAGTTGTAGTGATAATGACCGGTGCATTAGTAGTCTGCGTTAATGCCATAAGGGCCCTCTAGGCCACATAGGTAAGCACTACGATCCCGTCTGAACCGGCTTTCCCTGCTCCGCCGGCTGCTCCATTGCCACCGCCGGCACCACCGCCACCGCCGCCACCGCCACCGCCACCGCCGACGCCGCCTGTTCCAACACCGACGCTTGAAGCGCCTGCAATGCCATTGCCTCCCGAATTACCCCCGTTGCCTCCCTTATTGCCGCGCCCGGCATTAGCAGCAGGGACGCTGCTTGTCAGGTCAACTTGATAAATCTGCGGAATCGATGCAGTACCTCCAGGGGAACCCGCCCCACCGCCGCCCTGCGTGCTTGAATTTCCGTTCCCGCCGTTACCAGAGGCCCCTACAAGACGAGTGCCCGTACCAAACGCCCACCCCGCTAACGCTTCGTCCGCATTAGCTGTTGTGCCGCTCCCGTTACCACCAGCCGTTGTGCCCCCACCACCACCAGCGACAGAAGCTGTAACTGTTGCGGTATCCTGCATATCGTAGGCTGGCGGCAATGCGACCGTCGCTGCGGCTGCTGCTCCACCAACACCAGCCGAGCCTACTGCCCCAGCCGTCCCCAAGAGGCCCCCTGCTCCGCCAATGCCACCGGTCTGGCTCGCATTCGTACCGGCAGCAGCAATCACGTTGACGCTATCGCTCGCGCCAACGATAGACGAAACACCACCAGCACTTCCTGCGGTACCATTAGCCCCCGCCGCACCATTGGCCCCGCCCGCACCACCCGCTCCCACCGTAATGGTATAGCTATTGCCAGGCGTAACATTCAAAATACACATGCGTGCGGCGACCGATTGGCCAGCAGAACCACCTGACCCCCCCCCGCCACCTCCGCCGGCCGCTGCAGCCCCAGCACCGCCTCCCGCGCCACCACCGCCCCCGCCAGCACCAGGACGGATCGTAGCGTGTACCGTAGTAATTCCTCCAGGTGCCACCCACGTATAAGGTGAACCTGAGGGAATAAATACCTGCCGTGTCAACGTCGGAGTAGGAGCGAAAAGCGGAGCCATTATGTAAACTCCGTTACGATCGCATTGCCATTGGCGGCCACCCAGATCGCGTTTATGGCCCCCGTATAGCCGAAGGGCACCTCATAATAGGAGGGCACCGCTCCAGCTGCATTCATGGCCACCGTATAGGCCGAGCTAGACGCTGTAGCTCCCATGTTAATATAGGCAATCGACGTGGAACTATTAATGATTGTAGCCCCCTTGCGCGCCGTATTGGAGGCCAGGATCGCTGTACTAGAAGTGGCGGCAGCCGTGCTCGTAACCGTGCCCGTCGGAGCCCGAATATTGCGAACCCGCAGATAACCGGCCAAATCGACCGAGACCAAAACCTGATCGCCTTCGGTATCGGTAGGGTCGGCGGCATTCGCAAGCGCCGGGATCACTCCCACCTGCGTTGCAGCTGGCGCCGCGTTATTATTTGTCAGGTTGCCAGCCACTGTACGAGTACCAGTCCCGCTATTGGCTGTCACCGTTCCGGTGACTGTAATCGTGGCAGCCGATGCATCGACCCGAAGCGCTCCACCTGTAGTCAGTGAGAGCGGCGAAGTCTGGGCAGTCGTATATGTCGGGGCTGCCGTGGTCACAGCGCCGAGCGTAAGGCCACCGCTCTGCCCAGACGTTGTAGACCCCTGCGCTACCTGTAGCCCAGTGACCGAGGCATTGAGCGCCAAGCTACCCGATGTGCCGATATTGGCTGTGACCGTGCCCGATACTGGCTGCGTCGTACCGGATGCATCAGTACGCAGAGCCCCCGCCGTTGTCAGTGATAGGGGACTGCTCTGCGCAGTCGTATAGGTGGGCGCAGCCGTTGTGACTGCACCCAGGACGAGATCACCCTTCTGCCCTGAAGTAGTTGAGCCTTGCGCGATCTGGAGGCCCGTCACGCTGGCATCAAGCGCCAGAGAACCCGATGTCCCTATATTAGCAGTGACAGTCCCGCTAACGGGCTGCGTACTGCCTGAGGCATCCGTACGTAATGCCCCCGCAGTCGTAAGGCTTAGAGGCGATGTCTGCGCGGTGGTGTAAGTTGGTGCAGCGGTAGTCACCGCCCCCTGAATAAGGGGCCCCGTCTCGCCTGAAGTTGTCGATCCCTGGGCGCTGTTGAGTTTGGCGACAGTCGCATCTAAGGCAAGCGTGCCTGCCGTACCGATATTCGCCGTCACTGTCCCAGACACAGGCTGCGTCGATGCCGAAGCATCCGTACGCAACGCGCCTGCCGTGGTGAGAGACAAGGGCGATGTCTGAGCCGTGGTATACGTCGGCGCAGCCGTAGTAACCGCACCCTGCACCAACGGGCCAGTTTCACCTGACGTCGTGGATCCTTGTGCGCTATTCAGCTTTGCAACCGTCGCGTCCAGCGCCAAGGAACCCGACGTCCCGATATTCGCCGTGACCGTGCCAGATGTGACAGTCACTGCCGGGCTGTTGGTGACAATGGTGCGCGTATTCCCTGAAAGATCCAGGGAGCTAAGCACCATATCCCCTTCTGTGTAGGTCGGGGCAGCCGCATTAGCGATACCGACCAAGGCACCGATGTTATTCGTGCCCGGAGCTGCGGCGTTGTTAGTCTTATTGCCAGTAACGACTCCGCCGCCGCCACCTCCGCCCGACGTGCGCAGGTTGCCAGCGAGATCCGTAGACAACAGGACCTGATCGCCCTCCGTATACGTAGGAGCTGCCGCATTCGCAATCGCAGGCAGGACACCTAGGTTATTATTACTCGGAGCGGCGTTGTTATTGGTTAGCGTGCCAGTGACCGCCCCACCACCCCCACCGCCTCCGCTGCCAGGCAGCATGGATGCTGCTGCGGTGGCCACAATGAACCCTTGCGCCGTGCCGCTCGTATAAGCAGAAACACGGACCCTGACTTGCTGCACCCCACCCATCACGCTGATACCAATCTCAGTCGCGGAGTTGGGGTTCGTCAGGATCAGCGATGACGATTGAGTGCCTGTGACATCGATAAACTTAGTTGCTACCCAGGTAGTACCATTGTCGATCGAGGTCTCGGGCGTCAGTGTCGCAGCGAGCGTGCCGGCAGCAAGATGGAATCCGCAGCCATATCGGCCAGCCAGGATGATATTGACAGTGGCATTAGCAGCCCCGAGGATTCCAGTTGCACCGATGAGATTATTGTCGGAGTACATGTATTAGCCCCGACGCCCGAAAGCGCCCTTTCGCATCATGCGCTTGCGGCCCAAGTAATCCGCTAGGCCGCCTTCTGCGAAGCGCGAGCCCTCTGGGACGCCCTCCTCATAGTTGTAGTTGTCGCTTTCGGTAGACGGATGCACCTCACGTCCCCTAGGCGCCTCGCTCTGCCAACCACGATGTACCATGCGCTCTGTCCTGCGCATGCCATCGTTTGCATACCGGCGCTCTTCCTCGAATTCCGGGCGGTCGTCGGCGTCGTCATAACCCCGCTCACCACGAATCGGGATCGGCGGATCGTCTACCGTGCCGCCGTAAGCGTAATTACTCGCCTGCTGCTCGGGCGGAGGCGGGCGAGGCTGCTTATCTTCATCGTCAGTGGTCACCCGAGGGCGGTCACGTCGCAGACTAGCAGTCGCGTTTTCGTAATAGTCCTGGTTACGCTCTTGGCGTTCTGACTCGTGCCGCTCTTCGGGTGATGTTCCGGAGCTGTCTACCTCACCACCATCCGCATAATGGTGCATCCCGCAGCCTGGGCAACGCACCACGCCTCCCATGGCCTTATGATCCACCTTTTCAGGAAGATCCATTCCCTTAGAAGCGCGGTCGAATTCATGAACCGTATCCGCCGAGATACCCGCACGTCGGGCAGCAGGCGAATGGAAGAAGCGCCGTTGGGCATCTGAGTGGAATGGCACGATATTGCTCCTACTTATAGGGGTTCAAGCCCCATGCTCTAAACGGGTATTCACACCCTGTGTGGATGTAGACAAACGCTGCCCAAATTCCGTATCCACTTCCCTCGGCATCCCAGGCGTACCTTGCGCTTGTGGCCCCTCGGCCGGCGCATTTGCATAGGTCACCTGCGCTGCTAGAATCGCCTGCGGCGTCATCGCATGCTCCAGTGGCATTCCCAAGAAGCTCGCTATCCGAAGGCGCAGGGAATAAGGTACAGGTTCCCCTGCCGATACCTTGGCCGTGAGCTTGTCTAAGACCTGGGCTTGGGCCTGCACATGCAACTTCGGATAGAGCGCCTGGCTTGTCTCCATATGTTCCTGCGTAAGCGTGCCAGCCGCCAAATGCTGCAGCACCGCCACCGGACCATGCTCCGCAATCTCATGGTGCCTATTATATACCGCTAGCTCCGTTGCACTGGGCTTGAACGGCGGATCGAACATGAGCTTTTGTGGCGCCTGCGGCAGCTTAGAGGCTAAATGCTGCACCACCTGCCCAGCGAATTGCGTTGCGGCCTGTGCCGTGGCCGGCGCATGCGTCTTGAGCGGCGCGAGGTGATTCGATAAGTCCTCTGCAAACTTGTCCAGATTGGAATTGTACGTGTTGATATTGGCCGAGACTTTCGGATAATCGTCCTGCGTCACAGCCGCTGCTGCATGGCCTGCGATGGCGCCCCCAGCATGGCCGAAGAGGTTGGTTACCCCGTCGGTCAGGGCGTTGCTGTTCCTGGCTGTGAGTGCAAGCAGCTTCCGCTGTGCAGCCGTGGCCGCCCACCCGATCGCGCCAGCCGAATGCTCCCGAGCTACATGCATTCCGATCGCTGACAGGCCACCGCCGACAGCTCCATGCGCCACCGCTCCCGCCAGGCCAGACATGATCTCAGTAAGGGAAGCAAAGTTATTGCCGACATGCCCTAACATCCCTTCTTCAGAGAGCTGCTGAGCAACCGATCCCACTTGATACCGCCGGTTGGCAGCTTTCCACGCATCGGACGAGAGTCCCGAGTCCTCTAGGCCCTGATTAATGTGGTCGGATAGCAGCGAGCGGAAATCGTGCAGCGCGTCTTTCATCTTGTTAGCCATCGGGTCTGCCGTCCCCCGTAGGCCGTATATCTCTGCGCTCACCTGCTTCCGAATCTCGTGCAGATCCTTAAAGCCTAGCGTGTCTTTACCAAACGATCCGGGCTTGCCGTATTTCTCTGCGTAGCCATCCAAGACATCGCCGAAAGATTTAGCCGCAGCCTGGTCAAGCGGGTTATCCGCCAAGGGCTGCAGGATTTCCTCCCTGGCCCTACCTAGAACGTCCCCAATAGATGGGGGCTTTGACGAGGGCGACGCATCGGCAGCGTCTAGAATCCTGCCCATCTCGTCGCCTGCCTCTTCCCGATAGGCTTGGGCGAGGTCATACGTCTTTTCAGGCGTGGACAGCGGGCCCACTAATCCCGCATCTCCCATTTCTTGGCCGATCTTGGTCAAATCCTCCTGGCCGATCTGCTTACTCAGCCGGCGGATAATGCCTTTCCTGCCTCCAGGCCCCGCCGCTGCCTTTAGATTGCGCTCTCCCGCCGTGCGTCCAAGCCAGTCCGCTGCCTTCTCACCCAAACTGTCCGGAATCAGTTCCGCCAACCCTTTGGTAGCTCCTCCGAGCGCACCCCCAAACAGGGCACCAGTCCCAAGCTCAGAGGCAGCGTGCTCCCAGGTCATCTGCGGGTCACCTAGGAGCGCCTTCTCCGTCACATCCGGGGCGGCATACGCAGCGCCCTCCACCGCTCCAGCGGCCAGCGTGGGCGCGATACGGCCGATCGCACCAGGCAGCCCCATGCCCTCTACGAGCGCCTTGGTGCCCTGCCCTGCCTTCGCAATGAGCGCAGGCGCCGTGTACTGCGCCGCACGGCTTAGAAGCCCTGGCGCTGCTTCTGCGGCCTCTGCGGCCCCTGCCTCCCCGGCTGCCAGCGGCGCATCCGCGCCTCCGGTAGCGATGAGCGGCGCCGCGATGCCTAGGATCGTCCCCGCCCCGTGCGGTACGGGTTGGTACTTTTGGCGTGCCTCGACTCTCTCTCGGGTCGTGATCCCTGTTGCGACCTCGGCAGGCGTGAAGAGCCCACCCGTGATCGCATTCGCCGCACCCTCTCCAAAGGCAGCCAGCCCCTGGCCTACGCCCTGCGCGCCCTGCTGCAGGGCCATTTCATGCATCTGCGCAGGGCTGGGCGGCTTAAACCCTTGCTGCATCGCTCGCGGATAATCTCCCTCGGGGACGCGGACTAGCTCGCCCTGCGGATTAACCAGCGGCACCATTCCAGCATCAGGGCCAGGAGTTACCGGGGCTGGGGCTTGTGGAGCGTCAGCCATTAATTTACCGGGAGCTGCAAAACAGGCATGGCCGAGGGGTGCAGACCCGTGGCTTCGTAAATGCCATTTGTCCGCTCATGCATCAGCCGACGGATAGGCTCGAATGACGCCCCACCACGCACAAAGGCATCAAACTTGGACGGCATAACCTTCTCCAAGTTATCGCTCATCTCCTTATCCGGCTGCTTGAGCCCATGCATCAGGGCCCACTGCTGCACCAAGTCAGAACGGTATTTCGTGTACTGATTCGCCGCATTACTTCCCGGCATCCCTACAGAGCTTTTACGCAGCGAGTCCAGTTGCCCCAGAATGGCGTTAGCACTCCGGGCAGCAGTCAGCATGGGCGCATATGTGTTCTTATCGTCATTCGTAAACACGAGATAAGGCGTTCCCCCCGGGCCGATAACCGTGCGATTGGCCTTATCCTGCTGTGCCTCGATCGCAAACTTCAGGGGGTTAGTCGGATCTGAGCCATGCGGCGGGGCAGCGCGCGAGGGCAAATATCCCTCTTGCATCTGATTGCCCATCACCTGGCCCATCATCCGCTGCGTCCAGCCCATCTGATACCGCTGCCAGTCATTTTGATACTTAGCGTTAATCAGATTCGAAAAGATATTGTATGCACCCAACTTAAGCTGAGAGCTGTACTGTTCCGCTGCTGCCTTGGCTGCTGGGCCCATCGACCGCTGAGCCTCTAGGTTTATCTGCCCCGCCAGGGTAGACATCACCACGCCGCGCGCATACTGCGCAGCATCGTTGATATTGTGATACCTCTGGTATCCGTAAGAGACTAGGTTCTCCTCCTTGCCCAGCTGTGCCTTCTGCGCGTCGATATCCCGATCGATGTTCCGCTGTAGGAACTGCGCAGCCAGGTTAGGGCCGCCCGTAAGCCCGGATCCGATACCGCTCAGAATCAGCCCCAACCCCGTAGCGACTTGGGAAGCCGTACTCTTATCGTGCCAAAACTGATTAGGATCTATTTTGGCGTCCTGCACATTCTGCACATGCTGATCAATAAATGCCTGCGCGCCCTTTAAGTCCTGCTGCCGCTGAGCTTCCATACTCCGCGCCGTATCCAGCGCTTCCTGGATATGCGGGACCGTGCGCTCAGACTGTTCCGCTGCCGTCGCTGCGGCTAGACTCGCTCCCGCTATTCCTTCCTGTAGGCCGCTCGTAACTTGCTTCTGCAGCGCTCCATAATTCGGAGCTGCAGGCATCGGAGGAAATAATCCCGGCCCTTGGCCTTGTCCCTGCCCAGCTGGCGGTGGAGGCGGCTGCCCGGCATCGGGGGGCGGCCCTGCCTCTGGTGGCGGAGGCTGCTCAAATGGTGAGGCCGATGCAGCAGGCGCCGCTAACCCGAGCTGGTGCGAAACCGTGTCCAGACTCGGCATTGGAGTCTGTACGTCCGCCTGCGGCTGCTCGGTTGCGCTTGGGTCGATTCCAGGCACAGACGGATACTTGAGATCTGCATATTTCAGCGACCGCTCAGACTCCGGATCGCCTTCGGCTAACGCCTGCCGCAACGGCTCAGATGGCGTCCCTCCGGCCAAATGCTGGACCTTGGGCAGACTCCTAATCTGCTGATGCGTTGACAGTCCAATCGATCCCTTCGGCACGCGCAGGGTTACCCCGCTCGGATGCAGGAGGTGGAACGATTCCTGATCTTCTCCCGCGAGGTGCATTAATCCGCCGCTGAATAGGTGGGTTTTTCAACCCGGGTGATCCGCTTGCGATGCCTATCTGAACCCACTCCGCGCGCCGTCCGGATCTTTGTCCGTTCCTCTTCATCGGTCTTGACGAGATCCGTCGCCTCTACGATTCCGCCCTCGCTGTAATCCTTGAGCTGGCTAAACTGCTTGCGCTCATTCTCATTCACAGCCGGGCCTTGATGCGCAGTAAACCAGCCCTTAACCTTATCCACCACGCTGCCCGTGGATGGCTGCGGAGGAGGGGGCGGCGGTGGTGGGGTTGGCGTCTCTCCACCCTCTGCATAGCCCCGGGCTCTGATAACTCGGCTGTATCCGCCGCCACTGCGCTGCATCAAGTGTTGCACAAAATCGTGGGACTTCTTGGCTGCATCCGGACTCTGGGCAATGGACCGAGGAATAACGATTTCCCCGGGGCTAAGCATGGCTGGGACTTTATCGTTTTTCTTCGAGTCCCCCTTAACCGATGCTTCTCCTGGCACCCCACCGTCAGCGGTAAAGATGCTGCCTCCATTGGCCATCATAGGAGAGGCTGCCCCTGAACCTGCCAGGTGCATCTGAGCAAACCGATTATATGCGCCGGCAGGGTTGCCCTGCATCATGGCGTTGCCCATCTGCTCCAGGCCCGCCCCAGCTCGCTGCTGCACCGTGCTCGGGCTCGTCCCATTGCGCATGATGGCCGCAGGATCCAGCGGCTGGTTAATTCCCAGCATCTTGCTGGAGAGCTGGCCAGCGGCGGGATCTGACCCTGAGCCATACATTGCATTTGGAGGCGGCCCCTGCAGCTTTCCAGGGCTGATATTCGCAGTGGGCGGCTTGAGATAAGACGAGTCCAGCCCAGCCATATACATATGCAGCGGGGATGTCCCGCCCTGCGGCTGCGGATTTATGTCTGGCACAGGCGCATCAGGCGTACCGTCGGCATACCCTGGAATCACGCCACCTGCGGCCTTTCCGAGCCCAGCCGCTGCGCCCGCGCCCTGGAATATACCCCCCAGGATACCCGCGCCCGCTGCTGAGTCCTGCGACGAAAGACCCGCCGCGATCTGCTGCGCTCCCAACTGATTCGCTGCATTCTGCGCCGCTGTCTGCTGATTCAGCTGGTTTTGCTGCCCCTGCAAGCCACCCGCTGTTCCGATAAGACCCGTGGCCGCTTGCTGCCCAGCGATATTCTGCCCTGCCTGCTGCCCTAGAATCCCACCTAACTGGGACTGCGCTGCCAGCATCTGCTGTGCTCTCAGCGTTGCAGCCTGCCCAGCCGCCTGTTGATTGTTCTCCGCTCCGATATTGGCCCCCATCTTGGCAGCCAAAGCCGGATTTATCCCGCGTGTGCTCGCGATCTGCCCCTGCGCCTGGTTGTTATTCGCCGCAGTGGTCTGCTGCAACTGCGCCAGGGCCGGATTAGGGCCGCCGCCATTGGCCTGCGCAGTCAGCATCTGTCCCAAGGCGCTTTCTTGATTCTGTATGCCCTGGTTAGCGCCTAATCCCTGCGCCGCATAATTCTGCGCTGCGCCGATCGTATTCGCGTACTGCGTCGGGTCAACCTGAAACTTGCTCTGAGGCGCAGCGGCAGCGGCCTGGCCTGCGTTGTAATTGCCGCTCGCTGCGCCACCGCCTAGCAGACTCACCAGCGGGCCCATTATGTAACCTCTTTCAGCATCACCCGGAACATTCCATTATCCGTGAAGCCGAGCCGGCGGGTGATCTTTGTCAGGCTTCTTGACGTCATGGCCGCAATGATGTGCTTAACCCCGTCTTCCTTAGCCCGGTCCGTGAGCCACTGGATCGCGTCCTCAATAGCGCGATACCGCGCAAAAAGCGGCGCCTCGGGATTCGTTACGAACAGATCCATATGCGCTACTCCATAGGCGTCCGTTCGATACAGAAACCCCGCCGCTATTCCAGGCTCGATCGCTCCATATGACGGCACCATTTCAGCAGTCATATCGGTTTGCCCGTGCGCTCTATGCCAAGCGTTGATGGTCGGTAGGTCGCTTGCGAGGAAATCCCGCATAACCTACGAGGGATAAGCCCCTTATATTGAGCGGTTGGCTGGTACCTTGTGCGTCCCACGGTCAACCCCTGCCAAAAACGTGATCGCAGAGAGGCTAAAGCCCTCTCCATATGTCGGGCCCACTTGCTGCTCCTGGATCGTGATCTGAACGCTGGCGCACCGCTGGCGAGCCAACTTGATCGTAAACTCGTAAGGCGGGTAGGCACCGCCGCCCGGGTTGTCCGTGTCAAACGTGGTTGTATCGAAAATCGGCTGCGGGCCCATGACTGTCAGCGCGTCCACCCGCTCGGTCTGTATTGTTCCCGGATTATCATCCACAGCCACTGACACAGTCAGGATGTGTGGGCTCCGGTAGTCACCCCGGAGGTTGAACCGCCAGACCCGCTGTACCCCGCTGATGCCGGCGAAGCTCAGCCACGACGTTGTCAGCCCGATCAGGATGGGCTCCCCAACGTCCGTAAACAGCCCTGGCGTCTGCTGCCGGATCGACCCCGTGGGTTGTACGTAGGTCAAGAGCCCTTCGAACACCGTAGCGTCTGCTGCGTTGTGCGCGGTCCATACCGCCCACTTGCCTACGTAGTAATCAAAGGCCAGCGCTACACCCGTATCGAGTGTGAAGATGACTCGGCGGCTATTGGGCTCCAACCGGGCCGCTGTGACATTGGCCGCGTTGAATGCTTCGACGGGAGCGCCGATGTAGTTCACGCTAAGATCACGCCCGAGCAGGTAGATCCCCTTAGCGCTTTGGAACATCACTCCGTTGGGGATCAGCACCAGGCTGCGGGGATTCGCACAGCCCACGTCAGACGGAATGTGGTAGGCATTGGAGTAATCGCTATTCGTCCCGTTCGGTGCTGGCCCATCGCCCACCGCGTACCGCAGCCGGTCCTTAGCGAACAGGATCAGCTTATCGTCCATCTCGATACTGCACGTCAGCGCGCCCCCGTCCTGCTCCACTGCTTGGAATAGCTGCTGCGGGTTGAATTCAACGGGGTTCCCTGGCACCAGCGCCTTTGAAAAAATCCACTGAAACGGATTCTCCGCCGGGATAATCACTGCGCGGTTACGATACCGGGAAATATGCAGCGGGGCAGGAGCCGGAAGGTTCTCCACCTCGGAAAGGTTGTTATCCGGATTCGTGTACGGCTGCGCATTTCCGATCAGCGTTGCGTCCCCGATATTCTCTGTAAACGATACCGTGTCCACCGTCGGATCGTTCAGGAGCGGCGTACTGATCGGCGTGACCCTGAAAAAGTTAGTCTGATTCGCGATCGTCCGATAGATGGCAATAACGATCGGTGTCTTCTTCTCTGTGAGTCGCAACGTCGGCACCGTATATGACCAGTGCGCCGTTGTGGTCGTTACGAACGTCGCCACCGGGGACGGCGCAGACTGATGCACCTGCCCATAATTATCCATCCATTCGTAGACCGCAAAAGCCTGGTATGTGCCATTGAATGGACCGCCGATGTCACCTGAGAAGGCCAGCGGCTCAGGGAACAGGTTAAATCCGTGCTCACAGACTTGGGCCCCATCATACATATACAGAATGCCTCCCGTGATCTGGAGGTCATCCGACAGTTCTAGCGCGTATTGCCGCCTGGTAAAATCCCAGGTCGCGCCTTGCACTCCAGCCTGTGTGAAGACATTCCCGCCCACCGACGTCAGCCGGTCAGTCTGCAGATACGCCATGCTGAATACGCCAGGGCTAACCGTATTCGCCTCAGGTAAGAGCGATGCACGCGCGGTCAGCCCTCCGCCGACCCCAGGCGCCACCTTGCCCACTACCGTGGTAGCAAGCGCGCCTGAACCGGAAAACAGGAAGTACGTGCGTTGTAGCGGGCTGTCATAGGCCACCAACACATGCACTCGGCCCAAATAATAAAACGGCTTGGACGCGAGCCCTACGCTCCGCACCAACACGCCCAGCCCCGAGACCATACCCCCCACAGTGACTGTCGCTGTCTTGATTAGGTTATTGTATGTCTGGCTCCCCGTGGCTTCGTAATAGATCGTGGCCGTGGTTGTGGTCGGTGCGATTCCGGTAATGTTCCGTATCGCCCCAGGAGAGCCGTCCACAGTGGTAGGCGCCAGGAGTGGTCCCAAAGCAAACGTAAAGGCCGCAACCATCACGCTGCCGCCTGAGACCGCGTAAGCCACCCACACGTTGTGGGACGGATCTCCGAAAATGCTGATAGCTAGCGGCACCGCCGTAATAAGCTGCGCCTCTGCACCCGCTACCAGGCTGGATGACAGTGACGTAACCGCTATCTTGCCGCCTGACGTTGCATAGGCCAGAAACAGCGTTCCACTGATTAGCTCTGCGTCAAATACAGCCGGCGACGTCGCCGGATCGATCGCCAGGTCCACAGGCGCCAGCGGCGCCATCGGCGATACCACTGGGATAGCAATGAAGCGCAGATGGCTTAGGCTCGTATCCTGATACAGGATTACGATGTAGTTACCTAGAGCGAATGGCTTGGGCCGTAGCGCATTCGCGGCCACCAGCGCGCCACTCACGATCGGCTGCTGCGTTACGTTATCGAAGATCGAGTAACGCGAAATAGTAGAGCCACTTTCGGCCGATTCGTATGTATATACCGTGAGTCCGGCAGGATGTACGGCCATATCCGGCGAAGTCTGGCTGTAAGCATTGCGGACCGCTGGCTGCACACTCAGAGACAGTGACTCCCACACACCCTTATCTGTAAGCGTGCCCGAATTCTGGCTGTAGGCGAATGCTTCCTTAGGTGTACCCAGGAAGAGCTGAGACTTGTACGCCGTCAACAGCGCCCCGGAATCAGCCGCCGTTAGCTCGGAATACCCATAGCGCTTACGAAACTTAGGATATTCGTCAAGTCTTACATTCTGCAGCAGAGTCGTATCGCCCTTGAGCAGCCAGCGCGGGTCTGTCTTGGTCTGGAGCCCCGAAAAGGCTACGGGTATCACTTGGCCCTGGAGTGCCACTTATCCCACCCCTTGCCAGGCCAACATATCCGGTGCTAGATATGTGGCCATGAAGAGACCACGCGCAGTCGAATTCGAAGATGTAGATGGCTTAGAGCCTGACCGGCAAGACCTCCTAGACAGCACACGCAGCATGATATCGCCCGGGCAAAAGCTGTTGCTCATGGCGGTTCTAGGTGTTCTCTGTGTCGTCTGCCCTCCACTCGGGATAGGCGGGATTATCTTCTGCCTGTTCGTTAAGGAGCAGCGGCTATGAGGGCCATTACCGGATTTCTCGTTATGGCCTGCATCGCGTGTGGCCCGCCGAATTGGCAGTGCGATTCGGACAGCTTCTGCATCGACGGTGTGCCAACTCACGGGATCCCCGCTGAGATGCAAACCGAAGTAACCCGTGCGGCCTATACACGCCTGATCCAGGCGAGCCTTACGTATTGGGGTGGCACCCGAGCAGCGCTTGACGGATACCGGATCATCTTCCGCCAAGATGCCGCGAATAACTTCGCTTGTAATACCGCTCAGACGAAGGGCTGCATGGGCCTCACGGACGAAAACACCCGCACGATCACCATTGAGCTGTTTTCTGACATCACCTCTTGCCCCGAATTCGCCATGCTCCCGCATGAGATTGGGCACGTCGTGCTTTACGATATCAACCATACCGACCCGCGCTGGGACACTTTCCAGACCATCACGGCCGCGCTGATCGCCCCCGAGACTCCAGGCTGCGAAGCCTTGGCGCCGCAGATCGGCTATCTCAATAATGCAGTTCATCCAGCGCATTAGAAGGTCGCGAAGGTCACGCCGCTAAATATGACAGTCGCCCCATTGGCCAAGGCATTGCCGAGGATATCCAGCCCACCGCCGATATCCATGAGCCCGCTAGTCGCTATAGTCAGACTCGTAAACTTCTTCTCTAAGCTGCTGCCATCGCTCGTAAGTAGGATATAGTTTTGCGCCAGGGCCGCGACCGGGCGGAAACCGACAGGAAGCGTGCCG